TACATCATTCTGGTAGCATCGGGAGGGTCAATTGGACCGGTTCTGTACGCTGGACCTATGGGAGAGAGCACTGTGGTCATCACCAACATCCAGTCCGCCCGCGACGGCCTGCGTACGCTGGTCGACGCGGCGGTCGAAGAGGGGCAGCACACCGTCCTCGAGCGCTACGGGCGTCCCGTCGCGGTGCTCGTGCCGGTCTCCTGGTACATCAGCAAGGGCGGCGACCCGCGTGAGCCGCTGCCGACCGTCGAGGGCCCCTGACATCAGCCGGTCGCCCCGTCGTCCTCGGTACGCGGCGAGCGCTGGATGAATAGCGGCTCGCGGATGCCCTTGAAGTCGCGGTTCGCCTGTTCGGCGCGTTGGATCTGGAAGTCGACCGGCAGCCCGGTCATGTGCTTGCCGAGCAGGCTGATCGCGGCGCACATCAGGGCCCACTTGGCGTCCTGCTGATGATGCTTGCGGTATCCCGGAAAAGTGTCGAAGAACTCGGGGTCGTCGAGCATGAGCCGGACGTCGATATCGCGCCACTCCTTGCCGACGGCGGCCGAGCCGACGAGATACGCGGTCTCGTCGAAGGCCTCGTAGAGCCATTGGCCGAAGGCGTCGAGCAGGATGCTCGCGGGCATTCCGGCGCCCGTTCGCGGCGGCTTCGGTTCGGTCTCGCTCATCTCGCCCCTCGTCTCACAGCTCTGTGGTGTTGGTAGGTCGGCCGCCGTGCCGGGTGCGGCACCAGCACGGCGGCCAGCTCATGGGGTTAGGCGTCCTCGGGGTCTGAGACCGCGAGCGCCTCGACGGCCTCGCTCGCCGTGCCGTACACGGTGAAGATCTTCAGCAGCCCCGTAACGCGCATCGTGTTGCGGATGCGCTCACTCACGTCCGCCAGGACCAGCGCGCCGTCACGCGCACCAGCGCGCTTGCGGCCACCCACGAGCACGCCGAGGCCGGTCGAGTCGACGAACTCGACGGCGCCGCAGTCGACGACGATGCGGGGGATCGCCTCGGTGTTCGTGAGGGCGATGAACGCGCTCCGCAGCTGGGAGGCGGTGTCTTTGTCGAGCATTACGGGGGCGTGGACGACGGCGATCCCGTCGGCGCGCAGGTGCATGGAGAGTGGTACGGACGTCTCGCTCGCGGGCACGATGCCCTCCTTCAGTTGTCAATGGCCTGGGATGCCCCGCCCGGGGGAGAGCCGGGCGGGACGGGGAATCAGGACTCGTCGTGCGGGGGCTGGTGTCGCGCCTGCTCCGCGAGTCGGCGCTCGTCGTGGCGGATGTAGAGCCGGAGGGCGGCGAGGCCGACGATGATTCCCGCCGCCAGTGCAACCCCGTAGATCACGACGCGGCCTGCCGATCGATCTCGGCCGACGCGAAGCACGCGGGGCAGTGCATGTCGTGGATGCCGGGCGGGTGGTCGGTGTGGTCGGGCATCGCCGGGGGCTCGGGGGATTCGGGCGCGGCGGCCCGCTGCGGCGCCTTCGGCCAGCGCTCCTCGCCGACGCGCATGAACAACTTCCCGAGAGTGATCTCCTCGCCCTCGTGCGGCATCACGGTGTCGACCAGCCGGTGCTGGCCCAGCTCGTTGTAGATCTGCCGGAACCGCTCGCGCGGCGTCAACGGATTCGTGATCTCGGCGTAGTAGGCGCGCGGAGTGACCGCCGCGTCCCCGCGCTCGATGTCGGCCGACTCCAGCTCCGGCTCCGGATCGTCCGTCGGCACCAATCCGAGGATCACCAGCAGCGTCCGCTCGGCGATCGACTGCGCCTTCGTCGTCGACTTGTCCGAGTAGTCGGCAGCCTCGCCCGCGCTCTCGAACTGCACGGGCATCGTGTCGCCCATCGGCCCGATCACGGTCCACGTCACGACGACCGTGCACTCCCGCATCGACGTGCCCGACTTGCTCGAACTCGTCGTGTAGCTCGGCACGACCTTCGTCGGCGCGACGATGACGCCGTGACGCCGGACCGAGACGCCGAAGGCCTGCACGACGTCCTCGATGCCGCGGAACGCGAACTTAGCCGGGCCGCTGGTGACGTTCCGGGTCTTCTTGATGTACGTGACGTCCTGCATCACGCGGTTCCACGCCTCGTGGACGGGGATCTGCTCGGGCTTGGTGTAGATGCGCGGCGCCTCGGGGGCGTCCGGCTGCGGCACGTAGGCCGGCTCCTCGACGGGAGCCATCTGCGGCGCAGCGTGGGCGCCGGCGAGCGTGGCGGCCCTGTCAGCGAGCGTCGTCATCGAACGACCTCCAGCTCTTCCGGTACTTGTGGTCGATGTCGAAGCGGCGGGACTCTCCGCGCGAGACGCACTCGTCGTAGGCCTCGGGGAAGTGCTCGGCTAGGCGGGCGGTGTTGACCGAGTCGCGGCCGACCTGCTTGTAGGTGAAGACGGGCTTGTCGCCGATCACCCCGATCTCGGCGTCGCCGAGCGCGTTGACCATGACGGCGCGCGCCGCGGCCTTGCGCGAATTCGCGGCCTTCTCGACGTTCGCGGCCTCCATGTACTCCTGGAGCGCCTCGTACGCGTCGAGGTCCCGGTCCAGGTGCGCGATACCGGTGCGGTCCGGGTGCAGCTCGTCGTACAGGTCGAGCAGCGCCTCGGGGTTGCCGGACGGCGCCGGGGGTCGGCGCGGCACGATGTGCTCGAACCACAGGCGGTCGGCGATGGTGAGGATGTCGGCGAGCAGCTGCTCGTGGTCGCGGCGGTAGACGGTGAACTGCCGGTAGTCGTTGCCGCCGATCAGCACCACGCCGTGGATGTGGTCGTAGCCGGTGGTCGCGATCTGCCAGAGCACCTGGGAGAGCACATCGTCCGGAATCGAGCGCTTCCACTTCCCAGCCAGGAACGCGCTGCGCGTCTTGACTTCCAAGGCGCAGGACTCGACGGCGCGCTGGCTGAGCGGGCAGACGGTGACGCGCCGGTCGAGCGTCGTCATGCGGTGCGGGTGCTCGACGTTCGCGACCAGGCCGACCTTGCGGATCGCGGACTTGTTGCGCCGCGCCCACTCGCGGGCGACAGTGTCCTCGTGCAGGGTGCCCCAGAGGGCGGCCTCGCCCGCGTCCTCGCGCTCGTCGAGTTCGCCGATCTTGTTGTAGTAGACGTGCGAGGGGGTGCCGTACTCAGTGACTTCGAGCACCTGCGGGATGTCGGAGGAGCCGAGGCCCGAGCCGCGGGCGGCGAGCCACTGCTCGCGGCTGGCCGTGGACGGCAGTACGAGGCGCGCGGCCGGGGTCACCCGGCGGCCGGAGGTGGCCGCCGGGGCGATGTCGGTGATGGTCACTGCGAGCCGCCGATCAGCAGCGCTACGGCCTCGCCGGTTACGCGGACCGGCACAGGCGGCCCAGGCCGCAGGATCGAGACGAGCACGCTCCCGAGGAGCTGGATCGTGCACGCCGTACCGAACCCGTCGATCGGCTCGGCGAGCACGCTGACGGACGTGCAGTCCTCGTCGTTGTAGACCGTGACGAGCACGACCCTGTACCAGGCCGAGCCGCCCATGATGTCGTCGGCGCGCAGCTGCGTCGCCGGGACGGTGAGCATCTGGACGTGGCGCCCGCTCGCGACGTTCGGGATCGACAGGGTGTTCATGCGCTCAGCCCTTCCAGCAGGATCCGCTGCGCGTCCAGGAACGCCACGAAGTTCGCGCGGTCCAGCACGCGGGCGGCCATCATGAGGTTCACGCGGGCGTCGTCCCGGCCCGCCAGCGATGCGGCGAGCTCGGCGCGCTCCAGGACCGAGCGCGAGTCGTACAGGGCGCGGGCCTGGTCGAGCAGCGGCGCCCAGTCGATCCGGCACCTGCCGATGTAGCGGTGCCAGAAGTCGTTGCGGATGGTGGCCAGCACGCGCAGGGCCGCGGCGGACCAGGCGTCGCGCAGCAGCTCGTCGTCGACGAACGCCTCGACCTCGGGGGGGAGAATCGCGCGCAGCTCACTGCGCGTGCGCACGATCGACGTGGGCGTCAGGATGTCGGTCACGGTCAGGCCCCCGTCTTGATGTCGTGGTGCTCGCCGCCGTGGTCCGGGCAGAGCAGCGTGGATCCGACCGGCAGCAGCTCGACGTTCTGGCAGCCGGTCGCGGCGCAGCGGATCAGGCGCACGTCGCGCCCGAGCACCGCGGCCGGGTCGTCGAGCATCGACTGCACGCCGCCGAGGATCGAGTCCTGGCCGGCCGAGTAGGCTCGCTCGATCCAGCCCGCGACGACCGCGATGATCTGCGGCTCGAACTGGCCGATCTGGGAGGCGACGTCCATGTCGTAGCCGCCGAGCGCGACGCGGTGCGCGGCGAGCGAGCCGGACAGGGTGGCGTACGCGAGCCGCGCGACCTCGACGGCCGGGCGCACTCCGGTCCCAAGGGCGCCGCCCAGGTAGAACATGGACTCGACGTCGGCGCAGGCCGCGGCGTAGTCGTCGTACGGGCCGTGGACGCGCACGGCGGGGCGGTGGTCGAGGGCGGTCATCGTGCCACCGCCGCCCTGAACTCGATCTCGGACGCCTCGAAGTGCAGCAGGCGAGCGACGCCCGGGAGATTGACCTCGAAGCCGCCCTCCTCGTCCCGCTCGACGACGTGCCCGATGCGGCCGTTGTACTGGGACCGCCGCGAGCGCACCATCACCTCGTTGCGCTCGTCCTCGGCCATCATCTGGTCCGCGATGGCGATGCACTTCTTGCAGTCGGCGAAGTCGTACATCGTGGTGCGGAAGGCCTGCGAGGCCTTGGCGCCGCACAGCGCGGGACGGTGCCAAGCGACCTGAAGGTGCAGGTCGTCGAGCTCGATGTCGCTGATCGTGCTCATGCCGACACCTGCTCGCGGACCGCGTCCATCACGATCGTCGGCGCGTCGGGGGTGGCCAGCACCGGAACGATCCGGCCCTCACCCTCGGCGAGCATGCGGGGCCGCTGCGCCATGTGGCCCTCAGGCAGTTCCATCGACGGCACGGCGTCCGCGACACGCGCGTCGGCCAGCGGGGTGGGGGTGAGCGTGATCGGCCGCAGGACGGCGCCGATCAGGCGCGAGAAGCGCCGCGCCCTGGGGGCCGCGTGCCGGGCCCTGGTAGTCTGGGTTTGCATCGAATACCCTCACAATCGGTTTTGGTGTCACGTCCGGCCTCCTGCGTCACCAGGGGGCCGTTCGGCTTTTTCAGCGCTTGGGGCGCGCGGGGACCTGGGCCGGGATCGCGGACTGCTCGTGGGCGTCCTGGTACTCGGCGACGTGGTGCGCCCGGAACTTCACGAGGCGCCCGTCGCGGACGCACCCGATCTCCCGGCGCTGCGCCTTGAGCAGGACCGTCCGGGGGGACATGTCGAGCAACTTGCCGACCTCGCCGGCACCCATCAGGCGCTCGACGGGCGCGACTGGGCGCCCAGGGGGGTTCTTATTCACCGCGCACTCCCTCCGAGTGCTCCGTGCTCCCGTTTTCGGACGACTCGTCGCTGTTTCCAAACGCGAGCGCGGTGGGCATAAAAAGATCCTCCATCGGTGCGTTCAGTGCGGAGGCTATGCGCTGGGCAAGCTCCTCGCTGAGCGTGGGCAGTTCCCCGGTAAGGAGGGCCCCGATGGTGCCCCGGCTGCTCTGGACCTGGTCGGCGAGACTGCGCACGCTGTGCGGGACGACCCGCTCCGAGGTTTCCATGCGCTTGCGCAGGGCCTCGACGTCGCGGACGCAGTAGGGACGCCTGGGTGGCATCTAGCCTCCTCGTTTCCGTTTACAAACACGAACGCTACCCCCGTTCCGGACGCCGCGTCAAGGATTCCCGGCCCGAGGCACTATCGTTTCCGTACGGAAACATGGACACTATGTCTGGAACCCCCCATCGAACAGAGAGAACGACCATGCCAGAGCAGTCCCCCACGCTGCGCGACATGATCAACGCCGAGCTTGAACGCGGGGCCACCTACCGCGAACTCGGCAGCCGCGCAGTCGACCCCGTCACCGACAAGCGCGCTTCGGCGTCGATTTTCTTTGACATCGCGAACGGCAAGCTGGACCGGATGCCCCGCGACTACCACCTGCGCGCCATAGCAGTCGGCCTGCGCGTTCCCTACGAGCAGGTACGCCAGGGGGCCATCGCCCAATGGGTGCCTGGCAACGGAGGCGCGACCAACCTCACCGACGATGAGCGCGAGCAGCTGCGCGCCGAAGCGCTCCGGCTCCAGGCCATCGCCGAGGAAGCCCGCGCCCGCGCCGACGAGGCGCTGGCCCGCGTTGATCGGGAAACCGGCAACGGCGGCACGGCGGGCCACAGGAAGAGCGCCTAGCGTCTCAAACGCTGCGGAACATCTCGAATCGCGCTGACCAGCCCTTTCGAGATGAAACGCGTCGGAGCACGGCCCATCGTTGCGCCATGCCCGACGCCCCGCTCGTCGCCACCGGTATCGCCGCCAAGGCCATCGGCGTGGCCCACTCCACGCTCGCCCGCTGGTGGAAGGACGGTGTCGTCACCCCGGCCCTCGTCACGCCCGGCAACCACGCCAGATGGGATGTCGAGGACCTGCGCGAGCAGCTGCGCGCCCAGCGCCGTACGCAGGCGTAGGGCGCGCGTTCACCCGAAAGGGTGAAGCGACCCTCTCTATCGGCATGATTCATCTCGCCCTATGTTGATACGCCTCACTATGTTGATTGCGGGGCAACGCATGGAACGGGAAGAGGCCGTCGCGCGGATCGCGGAGATCCGCGCCGAACTCGGCGAGAAGGTCCAAGAACTCGACAGTCTGATCGCTCAACTAGGCGGAAACGATCGGGGCGACGACGGGCGCCCCAGGTTCACGATCATCAAGGGAGGGCTCGGCGCCGCCGCGCTCCCGCTGGCCACCCTGGGGCGCCGAAAGCGCCACCCCATCGCGGTCGGCGTGGCCGCAGCAGTGGTCGGAGCGCTGGCCGTCGTGCTGGCCGTCCCGGCGCATACAACGCCCGGGGGACCGGGCCGCGCCATCACCCTGCTGTCCATACCGGCGGACCCCCCGCCGGCGCTCGCCATCGGCGCCCATGTCGGCGCGAGCACCCCCATCACGTCGGCGACAACAGCCCCTGGCGCGCCCAGCCCCCGCGCGCCGCGGACCGCAATCGCCCCCGTGCACACCCCGGCCGCACCGAGTGCGACACCGGCCTCGCCGGATACGGGCGCGCCTGCGCCGAGCAGCTCCGCGCCCGTACCCCCGCCGACCTCGGTGCCGCCCAAATCGCCCAAGCCGACTGCCAGCGGCACCCCGACGCCGACCTCCAGCCCCGGCTGCCCGGTCGTCCTGGACGCTTCGTCTATCCTCCAGGTGTGCGTGAACCTTTAGGAGGGAGCTGCCATGGGGTACCCCGAGAAGCGCGGCGCCGGCAAGGACGCCTACTACCGCGCCCGGTACAAGGCGCCTGACGGAACCTACCCGGCGGTCAAGGACGAGGCCGGAAACGTCGTCAGATTCCGCACGAAGAAGCAGGCGCAGGACGCCGCGGACGACGCCGACGCCGACATCCGCGCCAATCGGTGGATCGACCCCAAGGGCGGCGCCATGACGCTCGCCCAGTGGTACGAGCAGTGGATCCCGGCCCAGGAGTACGGGTCCACCAATACCGAGAAGACGTACGCGCAGCACTGGCGCAAGCACATCGAACCGCGGTGGGGCCGGATGCCCCTGGGGGAGATCCGGCCCATCCACATCCAGGCGTGGGAGAAGGAGCTCGGCGCCAGCTACGCCCGCCCCACCGTGGTATCGATCACCGCGCCGTTCCGGCGGATGCTCGAGGACGCCTTCGCCAACGGGCTGATCACCCGTTCCGCGCTGCCCGCCAAGAAGCGGGCATCCAAGCGCAACCATCGGGAGTCCGCCGGGGTCGCCGTGCCGCTCGGGACCTGGGAGGCGATCTGTGCGCGGCTGCCCGCCGCGCACGCGCTGATGGCGCGGACCGTGTACTGGACCGGGATGCGCTTTTCGGAGGTGACCGCGATGCGCGCCCGGTTTTTGACCCTCACCCCGGCCACGGACGGACATCCTGCGGCCGGGGTGTACTACCTGCACCCGGACGTCGGCGCGGCGCACAAGGACGCGGCCGAGCACCGCCACTACGGCCCCCCGAAGTCGGGGCCCGGGCGCGAGTGGCAGCTGCCGCCGTTCCTCGCGCAGCAGTTGATCGACCACGTCGCGCGGCTGCCGGCGCCGGGTCCGCGCGTCGCGCCCGACGACAGGGACCTGATCTTCCCGGACCACGTCGGGCGCCCGCATTCGGCCTCGAACTTCACGCGCACCTACTGGCGGCCGGCCTGCGACGGTCGCGCCGAGTCCGCTACGCGCAGGGCGTGGGAGCCGGTCTGGCCGGGGCTGCGGCTGCACGACGGGAAGCACAGTCACGGCGCGATGCTGGACGATCTCGGGGTGCACCGGGTGATGCGCGACTACCGGCTCGGGCACTCCGACGGCTCCGCGCGCTCGGCGTACGAGCACCCGACGCCGGACATGCGGCGGCTGCTGCTCGACGGGCTCCAGGCGCGCTGGGAGGCATGGGCGGCCGAGGCCGAGACCTTCTCCCCAGATTCTCCCCGGGACCTGTTCGAGTACGCCGGTATCCAGGTCGGATAGCACTGACTCAAGTGAATCCCAGTTATGAGTACGCATAGGACTGACCTGCACCGTCGCAGAACGGTGCAGGTCAGTTCGCGTATTGGCCGCAGGTGGTGACGTTTTCGCGCATCGGACGCATCACGATTGCCGTGATCGTCTCCCCGATTTCTCCCCGCTACGACCCGGCTCTCATGCCGCAGGCCTTGAGGAACGCGGCCAGGTCCGTGTTGAACGTGCCGAGCGCCGTGTAGCTCGTCGGCTCGGCCGCGACGGCTGCGGCGTCCTTGGCGATGGTCTGCGAGTACGGGTCGGTGGCGCTAGAGACGGTCGCGGCCAGAGCGTTGAAGGCGTCGGTCATTTCGGTGCTGTAGACATCGGCGTTGCCGCCGGGTGCGGGGGAGGCGAGTACTGGCGACACCTTCCCGTTGTAGGCCTGTGCGAAGCTGCTGCACTCACCGGGCGCGGGCGCGGTGGCCGCGACGGTCGGGCTCGGCGATGCGGCAGCCGAGGAGGTCGCAGCGATCGGCGACGTGCCGGGCGAGCCGCAGCCGGCGAGCAGCAGTCCGCACGCGAGGACGGCAGCGGCGAGCGTGGCGCGGTAGGTGTCGAACATGGGTCCCCCTCCAGTCGTGATGACGTGGGGGATGGTACGCCGCACGGAGGGTGACGGGTAGCGGGGCGGTCCGGAAACGCAAGAACGGCCCTCGCCGAAGCGGGGCCGTTCCCTGCTCGATCCTCAACCTGTCGCGACGCTCTGGGCCCTTGCGGGCTTGGAGGCGGGGTGCACGGGCGTCTTACTCGTCGGCCGGTACAGGTCCGAGTGGTCTACGGTCGGGTCGGTGTCAGCGATGAACTTGCGGTAGTCGTCCAGGTCTGCGGGGCTGTTCTTGCTCGGGTCGGTCCAGTTGATGGCCATCGGCTTCTCCTTCGACGTACCCCTTGTCTTGTGACTAGTCTCTACTCATCTGGCCAACTAGTCAAGTGCCCAGTAGGCTGATGACTATGGTTCTTTCGCTCATGGGGTCCGCTGAGATCGAAAAACTCTTCGGCGTCAGCCGGCAGCGCGTCCAGCAACTCATCGCCAAACCCGGCTTCCCCGCACCTGCGGCCGAGTTGGCGATGGGAAAGGTATGGCGGGCCGAAGATGTGCGCGCCTGGGGTGTCGCGAGCGGTCGTCTGCCAAGCGCCTGAAAAGCGGTCAGCCCGGCCGCCCTGGATGGACGACCGGGCCGAAGACTGACCGGAACCGAGGCTACCGTGCGACACCGAGGACTGCGGGCCACGCGTCAGCCGATCGTGTACGAGGTGCTGACGACACGCTTTCGCGGCAGCACCACCTCGCCGTACTCGATCACACCCTCATCGTCCTGCCACACGTACGTCGAGGCGAGCACCGCGTCCCCCGCCTTCACACCCAGCGCGCGAGCCTCCCGCACGTCCGCCTCCCGGCCCTCGAAGAAGTCGCGGCCGTGGGTCGGCTGACGGCCGGCCACCTCGGCGATGCGCACGAGAGGGTCGGCGATCTCCGCGACCGTGAGTTCGGGCACCAGGATCGCGGACCACCACTGGACGGTCAGGCGCTGCGGCTGCGGCCCGCGGAACGCGACCGACTCGCGGCGGGCGACGCGGGCGCCGTCCGGATCGACGCCGAGCAACTCGGCGACGTACAGGGGCGCGTCCACGATCCCGGCGTCGACGATCTCGATCCGTTCCGCAGGGCGCTCGCTCCGGCCGCGGTGCACGGCGTCGATGCGGTCGTGCGCCGACTGCGCGCCCTTGCCGAGGGTCGCGAACGTACCCTGCGTCGAGGTGTAGACGTAGCCCTCGACCTGGAGTCCGGAGACGGCCTTGGCGGCGGTGGCCGGGGCGACCCCCCACTCCTCGGCGAGCGCGGCGATGGCGGGCAGGCGTTCGCCCTCCTTGATGGCGCCGTCCAGGATCGCAGTGCGGTAGTGGTCCTGGATCTGCACGTACGGCGGCGGCCCTTTGACTACTCGCGGCATCGCGTACCTCCTGCGGATCGTGATCATGTACTAGCACTCAGCATACACTTGCAATCGTGTACTAGTAGACGTACGGTACAACCGTCTACTAGTACACGTCGAGGAAGCGGGAATGATGAGTGCCGCCGTCTGGGCCAAGGCTTATGAGCCCTATGACCCCCATCAGCGCCTGCGCAGCATCCGCGTCGGGCCCGCCACCGGGACGGCATCGAGCCGCGACAGTGCGCGCCTGCTCGTGTGGGGCGCAACCGACGACGACCGCGCGGCCGCCGAGGCCAGCGCGCGCAGCGACTCGCGCCTGTACCGCTACCGCATCGTCGAGGTCGAGCAGGCGCAGGAGGCGGCCAGCTCGACCGGCGCTTGCGGCGAGATCGCGCGCGACGTGCGGTACGGCCGCACGTGGATCGCGTTTAGGACGTGACGGCGATGAACTACCGGGTCACGGCCGTCGACGGCAGCATCATCGTCCCGGCCGAGCACGCCCGCGAGGCCTACGACATCACGCCTGAGCACCTGCGCCACCCGCACCAGGACGGACGCGACGGCGCGTTCATGCTCCTCGACGAGGACGACCTGGGGCGTCGCATCCCCACCGTGTACCAGCCGATCACCGATCAGCCCTAGTCCGAAGGAGAACACCATGTCCGTGAGCCCCGGCGAAAGGCTCTACCGGCAGATCCAAGCCGAGAACATCGCGAAGCGCGCCCAGATCGCAGCCCGCGACGCCGAGACCGCGACCGGCGACGGCGACTTCATCACCGCCCACGAGCGCAACGAAACCGCCGCACAGCTGAGCCGCGAGGCCCGGCGCATCCGCAACGGCCAGTAGACAACTACACCCCGGCGGCCCACGCCTGCCGACGACCTACGGGACGCCGGCTCGCCGCGGACAACCGGACACCCACCACCGGCCACCGACACCGAAAGGAGGACCCGACCATGAAGAAGCACCTACACACCGTCGCGGACGGGATCCTGTTCCAGTTCCTGATGGTCGGATCTCTCAGCTTCTCCCACATCCACGACGTCGTCGCCGCGCACGGCCAGGCAGGCTGGAAGTCGTGGCTCTACCCGCTCTCGGTCGACCTGCTCACGGTCGCCGCGTTCCGGAAGATCCGCAACGGCCAGGGCGGCGGCTTCACGTGGCTGGCGTTCCTCCTCGGCCTCTCGGCGTCGCTCGCCGCGAACGTCATCGACTCGTGGACTGCGACGCCCGTCGGCCGCGCGCTGGCGGTCGCGATCGGCGTGTGGCCCGCGGTCGCACTGCTCGTGTGCACTCTCCTCGCGCACGACGACGCGCCTGCGACTGCGACCCCTGCGACGCCGGTCGCACCGGCCCGGGTCGCGCCCGCGCCTGCGACCCGAACCGTCGCACCCGTCGCAGTCGCACCCGTGTCGCACCCTGCCGCCTCGGCGGTGACCGCGAGCGTCGCAGCGCCCAAGCCGAAGCCCGTCGCACCCAAGCCCGCGACCGCCGCGACCAAGCAGCCCGCGCGACCCACGATCAACCCCGTCGTGCTCGACCTCATGGCCCAGCACGGCGTCGACAACGTCACCGGGCAGATGGTCGCCGACGCCCTCGGCGCCCACAAGGCCACCGGCTGCCGCCACCTCTCCCGCGTCAAGGCCGACCTCGAAGCAGGCAAGCTCAAGCTCCCCGCGCCCGCGGCGGCGACCCCCTGATGAACCCGCGCCCCGATGTCGCCGTTGTCGTGTCGTCGCCCATGTCGCCTCGACGACACGACAACGACACGCCCCCGACCAGCGCCGACAGCAGGCGACATGACACGACGACGACATCGGCCGAGGCGACGACAAGGACGACGACGACATGAGCACCGAGACCCCTGAGGCTCCGACCGAGCCGAAGCCCGACGTCCCGAAGCCCCAGGCGGGCCCCGGGCGCAGGCACCGCACGGTCAGGCACGTCACCGCGCACGGCGCTGCAGCGAGCGGCCTGTCTGCGGGTGCCGCGGCGTTCCACGCGTTCGGCCCGACCGGACTCGGGATAGGCCTCGCTGCCGTGGCTACAGTCGCAGGCGGCGCGGTCGCACTGAAGCGCAGCGGCAAGTCGAGCAAGCAGACCGGGTCGCGACCGAAGCCCCTCCTGCGACGCCGCCCGATACGCGAGCCCGGGTCGCGCCGTGCGACGGGCGCCGGACTGCGACACAAGACGTCTGCGACCCGTCGCACCGGCGCGGCTGCGACGGCCCGTGGTCGCACGCCTGCGACGCGCGGCAAGGGTGCGACTGCGACCCCGACACGTCGCACGGCGGGTGTGCGACGCGGTCGCGCTGCGACGCCGCGCCGTGCGACCACGGGCCGTCCGGGTGCGACCGGTGGCGCGACGCGACGTGGTGGCGCTGCGACCGCGACCCGTCGCAGGAAGGCTCGCGCGGCCACTGCGCGACCCGCCGCGACCGCCCCCCGTGCCGCTGGCGCCAAGCCCTCCGCGACGACCCGACGCGCACCGGCGACCACGACCCCGCGCGGCTCCAAGGGCGCGACACGACCGGCCGCCAGTACGCGCCCGACTCGCGCCCGACTGCGCCGCGCTGCGACAGGCGACGCCCGCGCTACCCGGCCCACACGTCCGACCTCTGCGACGAACCGGCCGACCCCGCGACCCGCCGCGGGCACCGGGCGCCAGCGCCGGACGGCGCGCAAGGGGACGCGTCAGGCGGTGCTCGCGCGCCGCTTCGTCACCGGGGGCGCCAAGGCCGCCGCGCCGTACCTGCGGCTGCGACCGCCCGCCAGCGAGCGCGCCGCGCTCAAGCCGAAGCCCGAACCGGCCAGCGCCACCGCAGAGACGCGGAAGGCAGCCGGAGCCCCCGCCAAGAAGAAGCCCGCCATCCGGCGACCGGCGACAGCGCCCGGTCGCGCCCTCACCCCTCCCGGCCTGACCCCGAAGGACATCATGGACGCCAGCACCCCGACGCTCGGTCTCACCGCCGTCGTCGATGCCATACAGCAGCACATCACCGGATTCGAGCCCGAGAACGCCCTGGAGATCGGCGGCTTCCTCGCCGGGCTCGACGGCCTGTTCTCCGAACTCGGTGGCGGACTCGTCGCCGTCTCCGAGCGGCTGGGCGGCGAGCACCCCGTGGACTCCTCGGTCGTCGAGCACCTGCAGCAGATGGGTGCGCATGCCCTCACCCTCGCCGACTACGGCACCCAGACCAGCGGCCTGTTCCGTGCCGCGCACGAGGCGGACCTCGCACGCCTGGAGAACCCGCGCGTGCGCGAAGAGGACTGGGACGTCGAGCGCAACCGCTGACCCGTACACCACACCACCATCAGGGGGCCAATCATGAACCGCCGAATCCTCGCCGCCGCCATAGGCGCCGCCGCCATCTCCACCACGCTCGCCGCCTGCAAGCCCGCGCCCGCCAGCACGAGCCATAGCGCGGCCGTCAGCAACGCGGCCGTCAGCAGCCCGGGCGCGACCGCCGCCCCGTCCTGCACCGTCGACTTCGGCCCCAACCAGGCCGGGATCTACGCCACCGGCCACAAGGTCGACGCCACCGTGTCCCTCCACTGCAACGGCACCGTCAGCGACGTGTTCGTGTCCCTCACCCTCACCTACATACCGCCCGGAGCCAGCCCCGCGAACGACGTCGAAGCCGCGGGCGTCACCTACCAGCAGGGCCAGCCCGCATACACCACCAACGCGCCCTGCGTGCCCGGCGACTACGCCCTGCACGTCCTGTACGGCGCCACCGTCGGCGGCACCGCGATCACCAACGACGCCTGGGGCAAGACCGCCAGCGTCACGACCGCAGACTGCGCGAGGCGCTGACGTGGACACCGCGACCGTGCTGCTCGTCGGGGTGATCCTGCACTTCGTCGGGGATTACGTCCTCCAGTCGCACTGGATGGCGACGGAGAAGACGAAGCGGCACCTGCCCGCGGTCCTGCACGGCCTCGCCTACGGACTGCCGTTCCTGATCCTCACCCACAGCCCGCTCGCCCTGCTCCTGATCGCCGGGACGCACATCGTGATCGACCGGTACCGGCTCGCCCGGCACCTCGTATGGGTGAAGAACTTGGCCTCGCCGCGCGGATTCAACCCGCCTTGGTCGGCATGCAGGACGACTGGCTACCCGCCCGAGACTCCGATGTGGCTGGCGGTCGGCCTGATGATCGCAGCCGACAACACTGTGCACATCCTGATCAATACCGCAGCCCTCTACTGGCTGCGCTAACCCCCACGCCTCCAAGGAAGGATCGACGATGGCCAGCAGCTGGGACGCCGAGTGGCGTCACCACGACCTCTCGAACCCGCTGCTGGCCGCCGCCAGCCTCTACACGGTTGAGGCCCTAGCGAGCCTCGCCCACCAGAACGGCGACGTGGACGCGGTTGCCGTCACTGCCGCGGTCGCCGCCACTGGCGCGACCTGGATCCGCGACCACCACTTCTGGCTGCAGGTCTACCTGACCGCAGCGACCGTCGTGTCTCTCGCGTGGATCCTCTACGCCGAGCACTTCGGCCCGTTCACCGCCCGCGGCCTGACCGCGTTCGCCGCGGGCACGCTCGCGCTGGCGGCGCTCTACCCGGTCGCGGCGTTCGTCGACCGGCGCGACAAGCGCAAGACCGACGAGCTGCTCGCGTCGCTGCGGCGCAAGGCCGAGCGCGGTGAATGGGGCGCGATCTTCGCAACCCTCGGGGTGCGCGATATCGAACTCGTGGCCGAGGGCGAGTTCCGGGCCGGGGACACCTTCGAATTCCGGCTCCCCGCGCACGGGCGCGCCACTTTCAGCAGCGTCACCATGCTCGCCGAGAAGATCGAGGTCGCCCGCGACCTGCCGCGCGGCTCCGTGCGGTTCCGGCCAGGAGCGACCGGCCGCGCGTTCCACATGGACATCCATACCCGGGACGTGCTCGCCGAGGCGCTGCCGATGCCGCTCGACCTGACCCCGTGTTCGGTGAACGAGCCGTTCACGATCGGGCTCGACGAGTTCGGCGACGAGATCGAGCTGCTGCTGCGCGAAGTCCTCACGATGATTTTCGCGCCGCGCGGGTCCGGCAAGTCGAACCTGATCGCCGTCCTGATCGCGATGCTCGCCCGGTGCGTGGACGTCATCATCTGGGTCATCGACTTGAAGGGCGGCCGGGTCGCCCGGCCGTGGATTCAGCCCTGGCTCGAGAAGGGCATCGGCAGGCCCGTGCTCGACTGGGTCGCCACCACCCCCGACGAGGCCGCACTCATGCTCGACGCCGCCGTCACCGCGATCGACCACCGTTCCTCGAACGGCGTCGGCGAGAAGGTCACCCCGTCCGCGCGGCAGCCCGCCATCTTCGTCATCGCCGACGAGGGCGCGAACCTCACCGGCCTGCGCGCACGCGGCGCCAGGGGGCGTACCGACCTACTGTTCGACCTGATCAACCGGGGCCGCTCCGAGGCCGTGGACGCGATCCTCGCCTACCTGCGCGCCACGGTCACGCTCACCGGCTCCAGCGACCTGAAGGCGCAGTCGATGCTGCGGATCGCGCTCGGCGCCGGATCCTCGGCCGACGGCACCCAGGCGCTCGACAATGCGGGGATGGGCAAGGCGATCGCCAGCCTCAAGCACCCCGGCTCGATGGTCGTGCAGCACGCGAAGGACGAGCTGAGCAAGGGCAAGGTGTACCGACTGGAGGCCGAGGACGTGCCGACGATCGCCGAGGTGTGCTCGGCGCGCCGTCCGGGGCTGGAGGAGGACCTGGAGGCGAAGCTCGGCAAGATCTACGCCGACCGGTGGAGCCTTCAGCGCTCCGGACACCTCCTGTCGCCCGACCTTCAGCGCGCGCGCGGCTACGACCCGGACGCGGCCAAGGACGAGACCGCTGCCGTCGCGGTGAGCACAGCCCCGGCAGCGACCGCGCTGCCGACCATCCCGCCGCCGCCCGAGAACGCCAAGCCGGCCTATCGCACGATGGACGGCACGCCGATCCCGCGCAAGCTCGACGACAGGGCGGTGGACGAGATGTTCGCCGACCTGCGCTCCGGCCTCGCCGACCTGGAGACCACCGACGTGCACGTCGGTCGCGAGCGGATGCTCGGGTTCGTGCGGGGCGCCGGATCCGACGGGATCAGCCCGGCCGAGCTGCTGCGCAAGCTTCAGGACGCGGGCATTGAGGTGGGGCGGCAGGCCGTGCACAGCTGGCTGTCCGACGAGATCCGCAACCGCACCATCGTGCGGCGAGCCAAGGGCGAGTATGTGGCGGCCGAGCATGCCTGAGATCTCGCTCGCCACCGCCGCCCGGTTCGGGATGCTGCTGCGGGCGGTGCAGGTCGGTGACCGGCTGCTCGTGGCCGAGATGGTGGTGTCGCTGCCTGCGGATGAGGTTCCGGCGATCGAGGCGCGGTTGCGGCGGTTCGGGGTCGATCCGGCGACGATGCTCGCGAACGCCTGAATCTGTCGGAGGGCCGCGCTACGGTCGAGGCGCCCTCCCTGTCCCCGCCCGGAGGGACAAGAAAGCGGCCTCACCCCGTGAAGGGTGAGGCCGCTTTCCGTGTCTCGTCGTTAGCTCAGAGTTCAGCGCCCAGTTCGGCGCCGAGCAGTCCCACGCCGATACTCGCCCCCAGTGCCGGAGACGTGCTCACCACCACCGCGACCGCGACGGCAGCCGGCGCGGGCGGTGACGATGAGGCGCCCGACGGGCTCGGCGTCGGCGTGACCGTGCGCGAGGCGCTCGGGCTTGCAGGCGATGCCGACGGCGAAGGCGCCGCGCTGGCCGACGGCCCGGACGACGACGCGCTCCCGGTCGGCAGCCGCACGTACACGACCCGCGCCGATGGGACGCTCGAAGCGCCCACCAGCCCGACCGTGGCACCGGCGCTCGGACCCGTGGCCGTCGGCGACGACGCGCCATTCGGCACGGTCGCAGTCACCGTCGGCCCCGGAGCGCCACCCGCCTGCGGCAGCACGCTCCCGGTCGCGGACAGGTTGTAGGCGAACAGCCCGATCGCGCCCGCGGCGATCGCGGACCACGCCGCCGTCACCGAATGCAGACGAGTGAACGCGCCTACTTGTGCAGCGCGAGGGACTGCACCCACAGGGCGGCGAGCGCCAGCCCTGCCATGACCAGTGCCGAAACCCTCTGCCATGACCACTCCTTGTGATGCCGTGTCGTCTCGGCTGCGGCGGACCGGTCCCCCTCGCGCTGTTCCGCGAGGCGCTCCATCTCACTGTCCAGCCGGGTATCTAGGTTGTCGACGTCCTGGGCTATCCGCGCGACCTGCGCGCGGTCCGCGTCGCGCAGGTCGCGGGCGAGCGACTTGAATGTCTCGAACTCGTAGCGGCTGACTGCCTCGTCACTCACGCCCACCTCCACTCTCGCTGTGCCCCCGGGGCGCCGCTGTTACAACGTCAGACCGCGCACACGTCGTAGACGACGTCCTTCGGGCCGGACTTCACCGTCAGAATCACGCCCCGGCACGCGGCGATGTGCTCGGCCGGGATCTCGTAGGTCGAGGTGCCCGTCTGGTGGCCGATGATCCAGGCGCCGACCGGGCCGACGTACAGCGGCCCCGTCGTCAGCTTCAGCTCGATGTCGAGCTCGAGGTCCGGCTGGTCGGCCGCGCCGTAGTTCGCTTCGATGACGTGGCACTGGCCCGCCGCCCACGCCAGCCCGGCACGCCCGTTGACGGATGTGGTTCGCATATCGTTCTCCTCGAGGCTGTGCGCCGTCGGCGCGGGTGTCGGTGCGGCCGGCCCTGGGCGCAGGTCCCATAGGGGGGCGCCGTCCCGGAAGTCGTTCAGGTCGTAGGCGTCGGCGCTGTAGAACTGCACGGCCATCGACGCCAGCGAACCGGGGATCGTCCCGGTCCAGTCCGCCACGTCGTCACCGCCCGAGGGCGCGGGCATCCGGATGACCGTGGACTTCGATCCGTAGGCGATCTCCAGGTCGCCGTCCTCGGCCCTGAGCGCAGCGTCGAACGCCAGCTCGTACGCCGAGTCGACGGCGGTCTCCGCGTCCCACATCACCAGCGTGCCGCGCGGCTGGCCCTGAGCGCGGGACCAGGCGACCACGGTCGCCGCGTCAGCCGCGCCCTGCACCGCCCCCCGCGGGTTGGACCGGACGAACACCGGCACGATGTAGCGGCACCACGGCTGCGACTTCAGGCCCTCGATCTCGGCCTGCGACCAGCCGTGGTACGCGTCACCGCCGGGGATGTAGGCGCACCAACCCTCGAGCGGCTTGCCGTCGAACTCGGTCGGATACGTGGCTGGCGGGAACGCGGAATCACCGATCAGCATGGGGAACCTCCTTGCGGGCATCGTCGTGTGCGGCCTGGATGTGCTCGGCCGAGATTCTGTCCGGCACCTGCGGATGGTGCTTCTTGCACGCCCGGAACGGGGTGCCGGTCACGGGGTGCGCCGCCCAGCGCCAGCAGTACCGCGGGGTGTCCACGTGGCACGTGTGGCGGCGCCAGAACGCGAAGGCCGCGCCGAGCAGCGCGGCCTCGCCGACGTCCGAGCCGAACCCGGACCAGAACAGCTCCCACCGGCCCGCCGGATTGTCGAGGCCGATGATGTGGAGGAGCCAGTTCACGTGATCAGACGCTTCACGAAGTGCTGGCCCTCGAAGTCGCTGGCCGAGGCGACGTGCGCGCCGCCGTGGCCGCGATGGTGGAACTGGCAGAGCCATTCGAGGTTGGCCGCGGTCTCGATCCAGGCGCCGACCTCGTCAGGGTTCGAGATCCCCGGGTACTGGTGCTCGAGCAGCGTCAGGTCGACGCCGTTGGCCAGCGCCCACTCGATGTGCGTGTGGTGCAGCTCGAGCGGCAGGTCCAGGGTGCAGTCCGAGACGTCGCCGCGGCGCTTGCCCACGGCGCACTGATACAGCTCCGGATCGGCCTTGGTGCGCCGGTGGAACGCGTCGAAGTCCCGGTAGTGCGGGTCGTCCTGACGTGTGCCGTGGTCCGGGTAATGCACGTCGTAGTGGCTCGTGTGCGCCTGGACGTGCGCGGCCACCGTGCCGCTCGTGCGCTTGCTCACGCGAAGGTCACCGGGTCCGTCGAGTACCCCGTGGCGTAGCTCGTGCTCGACTGATTGCTCTTGGACACGCCGATGTTGGAGCCGGGGCGCACCGCCTGGGCCACGTGAGGTTCGCGAGTGCCTGGTAGATCGCCGCCACCATCTCGTCGGTGTACCCGTCGGCTTCGTAGAAGTTCAGCGAACCACCGCTGTCGTTCACGTCACCGACGCTGATGTTGATGTTCCACTGCGTGAAGCCGGACGAGCTACTCATCGAGGTTGCCCTTCTCTAGCCGTGCACCCAGATCGCAGTCAGGGAGCTGTCGGCGTCGCTGTTGGTAGACGTGGTCAGGGTGGAACCGCTGGTCTGCAGGCCCTGCGCCTCGACGTAGTCGCCGACGTTCAGGTAGGTCACCACCGGCGGGGACGGGATGCAGGTGACACCCGCGGCGTTCGCGCCGAACTCGCCGGCGCCCCCCGCGATCGCCGCGCCGTTCTTCGCGGCACGCGTTCCGCGCCAGCCGGTCGCATTCGACGGGAAGCAGGCGGACGTGAACACCATGTAGTAGCCCGCCGCCTGCGACGTCGCCCTGCTGTTATTGGTGGTGTTGGAGTGCATCCCATACGGGTCGGCCGCAGTACCGTCCTGGGCCAGAGACGTCCAGCTGGCGCCGCTGGTGATGTTCTGGCCAGTCGCCTGCACCGCGTTGCACACCGGCGGATTCGACAAGAAGATCAACCCGTCGCGCACGGAGTTGAGGTACGAGGCGACCTGGACCTCGTTGACGCCGAATGTGCGCGGCTGCGGGGGTGCGGGGTTGGCCACGTGCCGTCCCTCCGATCAGTAGGCGAGACGCGCGGTGCCGGGCACCGCGAGCGGGGTGGTGGTGCCGGGCGGCAGCGGGTCGCACACGTAGTCGCCGACCGAATGGTTGTTGACCAGCGGCTGCGCGAGGTTGATGAACGAGCCGCCCGCCGACGACAGGTTCCCGGTCTGCCCGATCAGCGCCGTCGACTGGATGGACAGCACCTGCGGGCAGGTCTGGTACGCCGACGCGGTGGCGGCCTGCTCGGCCTGCAGCCCGTCGCCCTGCCACGACCACGCCGAGGAAGGGGCGGTGCCGACGAGCACAAGGCCCATCTGCAGCCACGCCGTGCCGGACGGCGCGAAGTCCGCGGCCGACGCGCGCGTCCAGGCGGCGGTCGGGGATCCGGTGAGCGTCACCGTCGTGCCGACCTGGGAGGCCAGGACCGCCCCGTTGATGTCGAGGAACTCGACGTAGGGCTGGATCTGCGGGTTCGCGCCGGTGGTGGCCGAGCGCATGTACGCGGACACGGCGTACGTGAACCCCGGGGTGGCCGGGACCTTGTTGACGAACAGCACCCCGGACGGCGTGGCGTGGCCGCCCGCGACCGCGGTCTGCCACACCTGCGAGCCCTGGTACGCCGACCCGGACGCGGTGACGGTCGGGGTGCCCGCCGCCCCGGTGATCCCGTACGCGGCGCCGGTCGAGCCGGCCGCGAGCGGCAGGACGCCTTCGCCGGCCGTGGACGCGTTCGGGTGCAGCAGGTTGTAGCCCTCGAACCGCGGCGTGCCCGGCGCGATCCAGACCAGGTCGCCGACCGCGAGGTCGCAGGACAGCGGGTTCGAGGCGCCGTCCGTCCACGCGCCGACCTCGAGCTGGCTGAACCCGGAGGACTGCGCACTGTTGACCTGCGCGTACCCGGCGCCGAGGATCGAGTTCGCGTCCCAGGTCGCCGGGTTCGTGTAGCCCGCCGGAAGCGGCTCGCACACCTCCGCGTTCGCGGCGTGCGTGAACTGGAAGTTCGAGGTGAACGTCAATATCGCCGTGTTGTAGCCGACGTTCGTGGACGGCAGCGGCGGCTGGATCGTCATCGTCTCCGCGAACTGCGTGCCCGGCTCGAAGGTCAGCTGGCTGGACTGCGGCAGCGACGAGGCGAGGTTGTTGACCGCCGAATCCGGCAACGCGTTGATCTGCGCCTGATTCTGGCCGGACGCGGCCTGCGCGTGCAGGGTGGTGCGTAGCGCCGAGAGCGTCCAGTACTGCGAGCGCAAAGCCGGGGAGCACTCCAGCGTGCAGTACACCTTCGGCCCGCGCGGGTCGTAGGACCAGGAGATCCGCTCGACGAACCCGTCGAACTGGATCGGGTTGGCCGGCGAGCGCCACGGCGCGCGCTTCATCACGCGGATGCGCGCGCCGATCTCCAGTCCGAGACACGCCCGGAACAGGCCCGGCACCGCCGAGCAGTTCAGCTTGATCCCCTTGGCGCGCATCTGGGAGGTCTCGTACTGGCCGAGCAGGTACGCCGCCGCGCTCGCGGCCTCGGAGAACGACTGGACGTTCACGGTGCGCGACAGGACGCGGTCGAAGTTCTGTAGCTGGCTCGCCGGCGACGCGGACACGGCGAGTTGCTGGCCGATGGGGGCGAACACGTACTGCGAGTAGGCGCTGTACTGCTGGACCTGCACGTCGTCGTACGTGTGGATCGGGTCGGTGGGCAGTTGCCCGTCCTCGTACGGCCACTCGCCCCACTGGAACTGCTCCCCGAAGATGATCGCGGGAGTGTTCTGGTTGTACCTCGCGGCCCGCGACTTGAACGTGATCGCGCCCGTGTTCGAGGCGTACACGTTGCCGTTCTCGGTCGTCGCCACCTGGTTCAGGGCGTTGAGCGCCGAGGAGCCGGACAGGTCCGAGGCCGGGCCCATGTCGCCGGTCGAGCCGGTGTCGATCGCGGTCGGTCCGGTCCAGCCGACCCAGGTGAGGATCCGCTGCGCGCGCGCGCCGGAGGACTCCCCGGCGCTCGCGGACCTCCAGGAGTTGTACAGGTTCGTGATCTGCGCGGCGGTCAGCTTCGAGGGCCACTGGATCGCCAGCGCGATCGATGCCGCCGCGCCGCCGGTGAACGTGGGCTGCGGGTCCTGGATCCGGCCGCCGATCGTGTCCCGGATCATGTTGATCGGGTTGACGCTCGCGCCCGGGGACGCGGTGACACTCACCCCGTCGATCGAGAAGATCGGATTGCCGTTCACGTTGTCCACGCCGACGCTGGCCAGGTGCCAGTTGCCGTCGCAGTACGACTGTGAGCTGTAGGTCTGCGTGTACGTCGTGGAGCTGGTGACGGTGATGTTCAGGTGGCCGGAGGTGTCGAGCCAGAACGAGATCTCGGCCGGGGCCGCGGACTGGTTGCTGTTCATCGTCGCGGACCACAGGTACATCGGGTGCGCCGGGATCGCGGCCGCGTTGAACGCGACCATCCGGGTCCAGGAGGTCGCGGGAACCCCGAGGCTGCTGAACAGCCCGTAGTTCGGGGTCGTGAACGCCGGCGGCAGCACGATGTAGCTCATCGGCGACTGGCTGCCGGTCGACGGGGTGTTCGCGAACGCGGCGACCGGGCCCTGCGTCCCGGCGAACGTGCTGCCGCCGGAGATGCCGCCGCCGAGGGTGAGCGAGCCGACGCCGCCGGGGCTGTTGCCGATGCTCGCGGGCGGGCAGTTGCCCGCGGTGTCCACGAGCACGGTGGATCCGGCGGGGTCCGCGAGCTGGTAGATGAAGGACGGGTTCAGCGCGAGGGCTTCCTCGATGAACGGCGGCCAGAACTGGTCGAGGCCGAGGCCGCCGAGCCCGTCGACCGCGACCGCGTCCAGCCGCCCCCAGGTTCCCGAGAGCTCCCAGGCCTGCGGGTACTGCTCCAGGTATCCGGCGAAGATGGACGCGGCCGGCCCCGGGTCGATCCACGCGGTCGCCGCCGAAGCCTGCTCGAGCTGCCAGCCCGCGCAGAAGATCGTGTTGCTGGCGGTCGTGAGCGACGGCGACGAGATGAAGATCCGGGTGCGCACCCATACGGCGCTGCTCGGCGCCGTCGCGGTGCAGGTGCCGCGCACCCACGCGCCGAGCGCCGGCACCGTGACCGCGGTCCCGCTGGAGGTCGAGATCAGGTTGCCGTTCGCGTCCAGCCACCGGTAGCTGACGGTCACCTGCAGCGTCAGGTCGAGGCTGGAGGTGCGGGTCATGTACAGGCTCGCCGTGTACGGCAGCGACGGCGTGACCGGGGTGATGTCCTGCACGGGCCCGATCGCCGAGGCTGCCGGGTTCGCCACCCCGACGTACAGCGGGGAGGAGCTCGTCGTCCCGGACGGCGTCGTCCAGGCCAGGGCGCCGGTCTGCCCGGAGGTGGGCGGTGCGAGCCAGTTCGACTGGGAGAGCGATCCGGCCACCGGGTAGAAGTAGTTCGCCGGGGAGTCGCTGACCGGGTTGATGGACTGCGTGCCGGTCGCGATCGCCTGGGGGAGCAGGTTCTGCGAGATCGCCCCGGGCATCTGCCACGGCGTGGCGGTCATCGACTGCTCCCACTGGAGCCCGTCGATCAGGAACGTGGTCTGCGCGGTGAGCGACGGCGCGCCGGACAGTTCGACCTTCAGCCATGCGCTGTACGCCCCGGAGGGGGCCTGCTCCGAGGCCGTCAGTGCAGTCCAGGTGCCCGCGCCCGCGGTCAGGGTGGCCGAGGGGCCGCCGTCGGCCGCGAGTTCGACGCCGTTGTTGTCGTAGAACAGCACACCGATGTTGACCTGCGGACTGTTGCCCGCCGTGACCTGCGCCTGCGCGGTGGCGCTGTACCACTGGCCCGGCACGACGTGCAGCTGCTGGATCATCAGGACGGTCGAGTACTGCGTCGCGCCGGACGGCATCACCGCCTGGTAGACCTGCGTACCCTGCCATGCCGAACCGGACGCGACCACCGAGACGGGGTAGCCGAAATCGTTGGTCACGCCCAGCTTGGTCCAGTTGTAGATGCTGCCGAGGAACCCGGAGGACTCCCCGGCGGTGGCCTGGTCGGCGCTCAGCATGTTGACGCCGAGCTGCGTGCGCACCCGGCACGGCTTGTACGGGATCACGTTCGGCCAGAACGGCGAGGACTGGTTGCCGGGATCCAGCGCCCCGTCCCGGTTGTCGAGCACCGGGCGCCACGTCCCGGCCTCGTTGCGGTCCAGCTCGTACTGCCGCCCGCGCGTGACCGACCACGGGCGCAGCACGCGGGCGTCGATCGAGGAGAACAGCGCCGGGGGCGACGCCTGCAGCGGACCCGAGTTCCAGGCGATCTCGTGGTGCAGGGCGGCGGGGAACGTGGCGATGCCCATGCCCTACCTCCCGACGCCTGCGAAACCGGTCTGCGAGTTGTGCGACGCGTACTGCTGTACGTCCGTGCGTACTTCGGCTGAGATCTCCTGGCTGTTGAGGTACACGCGCACGTTGACCTGCGGCGCCGAGCCCCCGCCGCCGGAGGCGAACCCCGACGACGAGACGGCCGCACCGACGCCCGAGCCGATCGCCGCGAACTGCTCGTGCGGGATGATGTAGCCGTTCGCCGGAGCGGTGAAGAAGCCCTCCTCGCCGGACTCGTTGACCCGGTAGATGTGCCCTTCCTCGACCGGGCCGCCGGACGCGCGGGCGCCGGAGAGCTTCGACTGCTGCTTCGCGGCCGTGACGTCCAGGCTGTTCGCGAGCGTCGAGCCCGCGCCCTGCAACTGGTCGATCAGGCTGTAAAGGTTGTCGAGGTTGTTCGTCGCGGCGGAGGTGTCGACGTGGATCGTGGTCGACACGGACGGCGGGAGCTTGAACAGCTCGTCGGCGAGCTGCTGCACCGCCTGCTTGTTCAGCCCGGCCTTTTCCCCGGCGTCGATGAACGCCTGCTTCTCGTGCTGCAGCGTGGTCGTCGCGTCTTGATAGGCCTTGGAGGCGTTGCCGGTGGCGACGTCGTTCTGGTACACGGCGACCGCGGCGGCCTGCGCGGAGGTGGCGATCCCGGTGATCGCGGTGATGTTCGCGGCACCCTTGGCGGTGTTCACGTCCAGCGAGTCGCCGTTGGCCTTCACTGTCGTCGTCAGGCCGGACAGCGTCGTGGTGAAGCTGGCCTCGGCCCCGAGCAGCGTGTTCACCGTGCCGTTCAGCGAGGTCAGCGCCGTGTTGTATGCCTGGGCGCCCGACTGCGCCTCGGTGTACATCGTTTCCCCGGCCGCGAGCTGCGCATTCAGCTCCGTCTGGGACGTGCCCAGGCCGAGCAGCGCCACCGACGCGTACGCGCTGGTCAGGGCCGACTCGCGGTTCGCGGCCACGGCAGCCTGCATCGCCGCGGTCATATAGGAAGTCGACGACTCGGCGAACAGGATCTGCGACCCGTACTCGGCGGTCGCCTGGTTGCTCATCTTCGTCTGCTGGACCTGCAGCAGCATCGACGAGCCCAGGGCCTTGACCGCCGCGTCGTAGATCTGCGTGGTCTGCTCCGCCGCGAGCAGCGCGTCCGACTGCGCCTGGTCCGCCACGATCGCCTGCTGCACGGCCGCCGTGACCTGGTCGAGCGCCGCCTTCTGGCCCTGGAGGTTCTGCGACTGCACCTGCGCCGCCGACGCGCCCTCGAGCTGCGCCTTGGAGTGGATCTGCTCGCTGTCGGTGGTGGTCGACAGGGCCTGCTGCTTCTGCTGGTAGGCCGCGGTCACCGTCTGCTGCGCCTGCGACTCCCCGGCCGCGTACTCGATCAGGGTGGCCTGGGAGATGCCGAGCTGCCCGGAGATCGCCGACAGGTCCGTCTTCGCGAGCGTGGACTGGATCGTCGCGGCGGTGTTGTCGCCCACCGCGCCGGAGTCCTGCTGGAGAACCTGGGTGAAGTCCGCGGCCGAGACCGAGGTCGAATTGAACATCCCGGAGAGCATCGGCAGGATCGACATCGCCGCGAACGCGGCCATGCCCCACGGCCCGTACATCATCGAGGCCATGCCGCCGAACGCGGAGGTGGTGTCCTTGACTGCGGCGGTAGCCTCCTCCGCGCCCGAGGCCAGCCCCCCCAGTTCGCGCCCCGACGTCCCGATCCCGGCTTCAACCAGGTCGATGCCCTGCGTGGGGGCGAATCCGTGCGTGCCGTTCGCCGCGGCATCCACCGACTGGTTGAACGCGAGAGCCTCGGTTTGCAGCGCGTCCATCTCCGTGCGCGCCCGGTAGTACATCAGGTCGAGCGCGGCGGCCTGCTCGTCGGTCAGGGCCGTGGTCGCCTCGAGTTGAGCATTGACGGCCTCGTACACGCTGATGAACGCGTCTTTGGCCGTCTCGCTCGCGAGCTGGACCTGATTGAGCCACTCGTCGAGACCCTGGCCGCCGAGGGTCAGGAAGTTGTCGATGCCCTGCTGCAGGAACTGCTCATCCTGCACCATGGCCGCGGCGATCTCTTCGGCCTCCCGCTGGGCCGCTGCGGCGAGCGCCGCCTGAGCCGCCTGGGCCGCGGCGGCACTGCCCGGCATCGGAATGCCGATGGTGCCGATGCCCTGTTCGATCAGGTCGACGCCAGAGAGCGCCGCATAGCCCCAGCCTTGGGCGTATGCGGCGCCCGCCACCCTCCCGGCCTGCTCGGATCCGGCGGCGGTGTCGGCTTCGACGGTGGCGGTGAAGTCGGCGGCGAGGCTGGATGCGGCTGCCTCGACTGCAGTCCCGGCGCTTTCCATCCCCGCCGCGAGAGCGTCGGCCGCGGCCATCCCGGCTTCGGTCATCGCGGTTTCGAGCGGGGAGGCCACGGCCTCGGCGAAACTCTGCGCAACCTGGCCGCCAAGCCCGGAAGCGGCCACCCCGGCCGCCGCGGCGAGCCCCCCGCCGATCATCAGCCCGGCGTAGACGGCATCCGGTTCGATGACCGCGGGAAGCTGCCGCATCAGCGCGGAAACCTGCGCGTCGATCTCCGGCAGGCCCGCGCTCAGCCCTTGACTGAGGATCTGCGAGATATCGCTACCCGCCAGCGAGACCGGGCCGACGATCGATTCGGCCAGGATCTCCCCGGCCGCCCCGCCCGCCCGCTCCGCGCCGGACTGCAGTTCGCTGGCGAGCTGCGCGGCGAGCGTGTCGCCGGCGCCGACCGCGCCCTCGACGATCGCCTGGCCGATCTCGTCGCCCGCGAGCGTGCCCGCGCCGCCGAGGGAGGTCTCCAGGCCGTGCGCGATGTCGGCGCCCATGGCGTCGCCGATCCCGGCCGCGCCCTCGGTCAGGCCTTGCGCGATCTGGTCGGTGTTGAGCGAACCGAGGTTCGCGGTCGACAGGGAGTCGGCCAGGGCCGCGCCGAGGTCGAGCCCGGCGAGCAGGGCGTCGATCTCCCCGGCGGCGGCTTGGAGCGAGGCGACGTCCCGGTCGAGCATGTCCAGGAACTCGGCGTCGTCACCGGTGATCGTTACGACGACTGGGGGGAGCTGCTCACCGGACATGTCAGCCTCCGAGCGCCTGGGCGACGCGCGCCGCGATGATCTGCCGGATGTGGTCGGCCTGCTCGTCGCGCGCCGGTTCGACGTACGGACGCTTAGGCAGGAAGCTGCGGTGCCCGCGTCCGGCCCAGCCCGAGAGTTCGTGGATCCGGGCGTACACCGTGGACGGCCACACCTCGCCGTACGCGCCGGTCTCGGTCGGGGCGTACATCGTGAAGACCGAGTCGTGCAGGTATCCCGTGCGGTACGCGGGCGGTGTGCCCGGCTCGCTGACGGGCGGGTAGTGCGAGGCGGACAGGTTCTCCTGGACCTGTTCCTTGAGAACCTCCGCGCCCTCCTGGACGCCGTCGGCGACCTGGGCCCGCACCCGCTCGACGAGGGCGGACAGCGAGTTGAGAGTGGAGGCGAACTCGACGGCCACGGACGCCCCCTACTCCTCGCCGCGCTGCCACTTGCCCCACTCGGTTGCGAACTTCCGGTAGCGCACGCGCAGCCAGTGCGGCAGCTCGTCGACCTGCCGGGGGGTCCATTGGAACTGGAACGCGAACCAGGCGTAGTCGGCCGCGTCCTCCCAGTCGGTGCCTAGGCGTTCGGCTGGTCGACGTCCCCGGAACCGGGCTCGGGCGCGGAGCCATCCGCTGTAGGGGCTTTTGGGTCTTCGTACTCGTCGTGGTCGATGATGACCGACAGGCCGAGGGCGAGCTTCATGGCCTCCTCGACCAGGCTGTAGAGGCTGCGGTAGTCGTCGGCGCGCTGGGCGAGGACCGCCTTGTGCGCCGCCTCGAACGCCTGCGCCGCCTCGAGCGTGCCGTCCGGCGCGGGGGCTGCGGCGAGCATCGGCGTCCCGGCCCCGCCGGGTTCGACCTCGGTCGCCAGCATGGTGAGGAGGGTGTTGCGCATGGCAACGCTGTTCGCCATCCACGTGCTGCCCGGCTGGGACGCCATTGCGGTGGCGATCTCGGCGCCCAGCAGGGTGCGGTGCGAGCGGATCTCGACGACCTTCCCGGAGGGGAGGGTCTTCCTGACCGGCGCCGCGGGATCCCGCGGCGCCTCGTCGGTGATGGACATGGTGCTCCCAGTCTGCGTTGTAGTGCTCTGATGATCTAGACGTACGTGCCCGAGGTCACCGCGTTGGTGACGGACACCGTCGCCGGGCCGAGGCCCGCGGAGGTGCCGACGTTGGTCGAGTTGAAGACGCCCTTGCCGCCGGTGGACCAGCGGACCATCTTCTTGCTCATGTCGGGCGCGGCCTTGGTGAACGCCGCCTGCTGCATGTCGATCTGCACCGCCTGCAAGGTGGGGCCGGTGCCGGTGGTGAACAGGGCCTGGATCTGCGGCTGCGTGTTGGACAGCATGTCGGTCAGGTACGCCTCGTCCTGCGCGAGGAAGTCCGCCGACCAGGCCGCCGACAGGGCGCCGCGGGCGATCGCGAGCGGGGTCTGGACGTTGTTGCCGGTGAACTCGTTCTCCAGCTCACGGGTGAGGGTGAGGGTGAACGTCTCGAGGTTCTTCACCGACGCGGCGGGGTTGACGCCGCCGACTGCGAACTGCGACTGCCAGCCCGCGAACGGCTTGATCGCCGACGGGGACGCCGTCGGGCGCGCTGCCGCCGGCGCGGACGCGAACGAGTTGCCCTTCCCGGACCAGGTCAGCATCTTCGTCGCGTTGTCCCACGTCAGCACCAGCTGACTGAGGCAGAAGTAGGAGAACACGCGCGCGCCGACGGACGCGGTCGGACCGTAGTACGCGGTGAGGGTGTGCGTGGTCGGCTGCGCGGTCGGCGCTCCCGAGGTCGGGTTGAGCAGGCACGCCTTGTGCGTGTACGGCGCTGCGGTCCCGGTCTCGACCATGTCGCCCATGATGTTGCCGAGCAGGAACGGCAGTACGTCGACGTAGACGGGGCCGCCGATCGAGGAGATGTCGCAGTACTCGACGCCTTCGATTTCGTTGAAGACGTCGTTGCCCATGACGCCCCGGTAGGCCTTGTCCTCCAGCCAGACCGGCTTGTCCTCCCACTTGAGCATGTCGACGTTGAGCGTGTTCGTCATGGCGACGGCGGTACCGGGGGTGGTGACCACTTCCTTGGCGATGCCGCCGAACTGTGGTGCGACCGGGTAGACGACAGGTGCGGCCATCGGTTACTCCTGACCGGCCGCGCCCGCGGCCTGCTGGTGGGCCTTGCGGCGGGCCTCGGCCTGCCGCTCGGAGGTCTTGGCGGCCTGGTCCGGGTGGTTGTCGCGCAGCCGCGTGACGATGCCCTTGAACGGGCGCCAGCGGCCGTCGTTCGCCCAGCCGTCCGGCAGCGCGCACACGTCGCCGCGCTCGGCGGTCTGCGGGCCGTCCGGCCACAGGTAGGTGCGCGGCGTCTCGTCGAGGTACTCGGCGATGACCTGCTTGGCGGGCGCCGAATCCGGGGCCGGTGCGGCGTCCGCGGGCGAGGTCTCGTCCGGTGCGGGCTCTGGGGGTGTCTTCGTGCTCGATGCGGCCATGCATGGCTCCCGGGAGGGTGTGCGGGCAGGCTGATACGGCCGCACCGCGAGCGCGGCAGGCCGGAAGGAAAGGTCAGGTCAGGCGGTGATGGCCTCGGTGACGTGGAACTCGAGCACCTGGAACGTGAGGACCTCGCCGCCGTCCTCGTCGCGGATCGGCGGATCGGCGTTCATCGACAGGTCGCCCTGCGTCTGGCCCGCCTCCCAGATCACGCCCGGGTACTGGCCGTAGATGACACCGGGCGCCCCGGTGCCCTGGGTGGTCTGGGCCGTGCCGAGGCACGGGTCCTTGCGGATCCAGGCCTTGATCGCCTCGATGGTCTCGTCCTGCGCGTCCACCCACTCGTCGCCCTCATAGGCGACGGCTTGGCTCGCCGACGGGATCTGGTAGCGGCCGATCAGCACGAGCGCGACCACGTACTCGACCAACTTCGCGCCGTCGACCGCGGGGTACGCGATCCGGTCCTCGTCCGACTTCGCCAGGTGCAGGAAGCCGACGGTCCCGGCGCCGAGCTCCGGCGGCAGGATCCACCACTTCGTCGGGTCGATGAAGGTGGGCTGCGCCCGGTAGACCTTGTTCAGCCCCGGCAGCGGGCCGCTGGTGCCGATCCCGGCGGTGAGGTAGGCGGCGATCGCGCCGCGCACCGTCTTGAGGCTCACCGCGACCGCCTTAGGGTCAGCAGCGTCGCCGTGGCGCGCGCCAGGTCCGCGTCGCCGCCAGGCTCGGTCGTCTGCGTCTTCGGCGCCGTGATCTTCTGCCCGTTGATCGCGCCCATCACGACCGCCTTGGAGCCCTTGGCCTTCGCGAGCGACTTCGCGAGGTCGATGACCGCGTCCTTCACGAACGGCGGCAGCGCCGAGACGGTCGTGCCCGCGCCGTGCGCGTACTGCAGGGGCGCCACCAGCGGCACGCTGGCCGACCCGTACACGTACGAGGGGGCGATGACGGCGTTCTCGGTAGACGCGCCGTCCTTGATGGTGAACGGCAGCCCCGGGACCGCGCCGTCGACGTTGAACGGCGAGATCGACGCGGCTCCGGCGATCACGGGGCTCGCGAGCGTCGAATGCATCCAGCCGTTCACGTAGGTCACCTGCGCGAACAGCCTTCCCACGGCGGCGAGCGCCGGGGGGTGCTGGGAGAACGCGACCGACGGCAGTGTCGCGGACGCCACCGGGATCCGGGCGACCTTCGACTTGATGAAGATCCCGGACAGGTCGGTCATCGGCGTCAGCGCGTTGATCGCGTAGCCGGTGCTGACCGCGGTGATGGCCACGATCGGCTTGTACGGCATCGGGATGCGCAGCGTGCGATCCCGGAAGATCCGGTACTCGTCGGAGACGATGTCGACGGTCGCGGCGAGCGGCTTGCGGCAGATCCGGTCCGCCTGCGAGGAGGCGCGGGCGAGCAGGTCGAGCAGCGCCTGCTCCTCCGTCAGCAGCGACCCGGACGGCACCAGTTGCGAGGTGTCCACGCCGGTGTTCGCGGTCAGGAACTCTTCCGGGCTGATGTACGGGGTGTAGGTCGCGTACGTCGGGACGTACGGGGCGATCGCCGGATTCACCGTCACCTCGGCCACCGCCTTCTACGTCGTCGGATACCGGTGGTAATGGGCCACGCTCGGGAGGTGCCGGTGCTGCTGGTAGCCGCGGCGGTTCAGCTCGTTGAGCAGCCGCACATCGAGCCGCCGCCAGTCGCGCGCGGGCAGCCCGCCCGTGCCGTCCCGGCCCACGGCCTCGAGCAGGTCCGGCTCGGCCGCCTTCAGCTCAGCGGTGAACCGCGTACAGCCGAGGCACACCAGCTGCAGCGAGCCAATCGCGTACGGATGCCCGCACCACGGCTCGCGGCAGGAGTTGAACCCTGCGATCACCAGGGGGCGCAGTCCGATGTCGTGCTCGATGACGACCAGGTCGCCCGGTTCGGCCCACGCCTGGGCGAGCAGCCGCCAGTAGGCGGCGTCGTCCCGTGGGTCCAGGCGCACGCGGGTGTGGCCCGGGGCGTACGAGTTGGCCAGGCGCGCGGTCGCCGGGTGCAGCCGCGTGTAGGGAAGCAGGATCACGCCGGCGGGGCGTCGCCGGACTGCTGCGGCTTCGCGGGGGCGGTCTTCTTCGCGACCGTCTTCTTCGCCGGCTTCGGCGCGTCCGGCTCGCTCGCCGCCGCATGCTCGCCGCCGGTGAGCTTCGCCTCGAGCGCGGCGACGCGGCCGAGCAGTTCAGCCACGGTCGGCACGAGCGCGTTCGGGTCGCGCAGCCGCTCGACCTCGGCCGCGCTCATGGCCGCCAGATGCGCGGCCTCGGCGACCCACATCGAGGCGTGCTTCGTGGTCAGCTCGACGCCGACCGGCTCCGGGAAATCGAACACGCCGTCCGGGCCCGGCTCGTACGCGACGCCGCCGAGGGTGACGCCGGACGCGTTGGACTTGGAGATCACGCGCATGAGGGGTCCTTAGATTCGGTCCGGGCGCCGCGCCCGGGGGTGAGCCCGGGCGCGGCACGATCGGCTACGGCGTCGGCGCGATCGACTGCAGGACAGCCTGCGCGACCGGTGCCTTGTTGATGAAGGTGGACAGGGAGCGGACTTCGCCGTCGTCTCGCGGACCGCCGCTGGAGCGGTTGGAGCCGTACACGTAGTCGTACATGTCGTCCAGGCAGCGCATCTCGAACACGTTGCCGACGTCCGCGTTCGGGAACGGGACCGTGTCGCGACGGGCGACCAGCGTGCCGGGCGCCGAGTTCGGGTACAGCTTGATCGGCACCTGCTCGCCGGTGAGCCGGTTGACGTAGGAGCCGATCCGGCCGCCCGCGACGATCTCGCCACGGCCCGCCGCGTCGTTCATCGTCAGGTAGGTGACCGCGCCGGGGCTGTTCAGGATCAGCTTGCCGAGGCTGTTGGCCTCCTGCGCGTTGACCATGTACACGCTCGGGCCGAGCTGGACCGAGTTGTACAGGGCGACGTTCAGGGCGTCGAGCTGCGCGATGCCGCCGCCGGACACGGTGAACTGGGAGCCCGCCGCGTCCTGGATGATCGCGCCCGAGGGGGTGCCGGAGCCGTGCTGGATGATCGGGCCGCCGTTGGTGGTGTAGTCGGCGGTGATCGTGGCCAGCATGCCGTTGAACTCGTTCACGCCCGCCGAGCCGTTGTCGGCCGCCGAGTTGAACGTCGGGGTCGTGGTCGACAGGCCCGGGAACGTGGCCGTCGGCACCGTCTGGGCGGCGACGATGACCGAGGTCATGGTCACGCTGGGGATGGTCGTGGTCGTGTAGTAGAACCAGGTCGCGCCGTCCGCCGACTGGAACCAGTCGTAGGCGACCGCGCCGACCACGGAGGTCGTCGACGCCGAGACACTGTGCGTCGCCGCGGCCACCGTGGAGGTGGTGACCTGCCCGACGTTGCCCTGCGAGTTGCCCTGCCCGGCCGTGCCGGTGCCGTTGCAGTAGTGGTAGCCGCTGCCGGTGCGGGCCGCGACGCCGACGTGCACGGTGGTCGAGGCGGCGATCGAGCCGCCGGTGGCCGAGTCGGTGACGGTCGGGGCGACCGGGCGCTGGAGTGCGAAGTTCTGCGCGCCGTACGCCTTCCAGTCCTGGCCGATCTTCCACTGGGCGATCGCGGAGAACACGCCGCGCGCCTTCGCGTCCGCATAGCCGCGGGACCGGGCGATCGCGTCACGGGTGACCGTGTAGCCCATCGCCAGCGGGTAGTACGGCGCGGAGACCTTCATCAGCTGGTTGAGCGCCAGCGGGCCGGCGGCGTCGAGCGCGACAGAGGGGTTGGGCTGCTGGTTGTTGACGTTCAGCAGCGCCTCCCACTGGGCGATGTCCGAGCCCATGTTCGGTCCGGTGCGCGCCAGCTCGTCGCCGAGGGGCGTGACGACCGGAACCAGGGAGATCAGGTCCGAGAGGTCGACGCCGAGGATGCCGGTGGAGCTGGTGATACCGCTTGTCGCGGCCTTGAAGATCGAGAGAGTTTCCTCGCTGATCTGGTCGAGATCCATGCTGTTGCCTGCCTTTCAGGGCATGCCGAAGCACCCCGAACGCGCCGCGTTGGGGGCTTGCGTGGAAAGGAGGTCCCTAGCCGCCGAAGCGGGCCGCGATCGCCTTCAGGCCGATCGCTCCCTTGGCCGCGTCGCGAACCGGCCCTTCGGGCAGTTCGTCGATGGCCTTGATGATCGACTGGTACTCGGGGGTGCCGGTCACGCCGCGCTGGGCGGCCTGCGGCTCACCCGTCGCGCCGTTGAGCAGCGGGGACCTGCGGTCGTCAGGCTTGGCCGCCATCTTCTCCACGCGCTCGCCCTGGGCGTTCACCTGCGTGGCCAGCTCTCCGAGCTGCTTCGCCACCGGTGCCATGACCTCTGCGAGCGCAGTGACGAGAGTCGCCTGCGCCTTGCTGACCTCGTCCGTCGCCTGTGCGGGCGCCTGGACGGTGTCGGTGCCCGGGATGACCCGGGCGTTGTCGGCCGGCGCCGGGTTGGCGTCGGTGGTCTGGGTGGCCGCCGCGTCCTGGGCGGCCTTGAGCACGGCCTGCGCGCCGATCTCGGCGAGCTTCTCCGGGCTGATGCCGAGCTGCTCGGCCAGGGCCGCGGCCTTGCTGACGGCGGTGGGCTCGGTACCGGCCGCCGCGGTGCCCTCTGCGGTCGTGTCCACGGTGTTCTCCTTGGATGAGGTTGCCGCGGAGGCGGCGGTGATGGGCGCGGCGGGAGCCTGCGCCTTGCTTACGGCGCCTGCTTCGACGCGCTCGGAGATGGCGAACCCTGCGACGGTCTGCGCCGCACAGGTCAGCTGGTCGATCGCGCATTGCAGGTCGAGTACGTCGCCGAAGTCCTCGAGGTGGCCCGCGCCGACCTCGGTGGCTTCGCGCATGGCGAGCGCCTTGACGGCGGGGACGCAGGCGAGGATCTTCGCGACGACGGCGTCCGCGCTCGCAGCGTCCTGGCCCTCCCAGGTAGGGGAGCCGGGGTCGGTGGCGTCGGCCTTGGAGACCGGCTGCTTGAGCGAGCCGTCCGACGCCCAGTTGTCCGGGATCTGATCGGACTTGCCCATCGCCTTGGCGCGGCCGATGACGTACCTGCGGATCTTGTCGTGGTCGGCTCCGCCACGGCCGACCGCGCGGATCGCCTTGCCGAGGTCTTCCTCGTCGTCGATCGGATAGTCCGGCTCGCCGTCGGCGTTGCGCATCGCGTGGCCGCGCGCGGCGAGCTTCCGCTTGTCGTCGGCCGAGTACTTGGCCTTGAGGAACGCCACGTACTCGCCATCGGCGGCCTTGACGACCCAGTCGAGCGCCTCGGACTTGCGCACCGCGCCCGCGTGCACCCGGGCCATCATGTCCGCGACCGCGGCCGGGGTGCCCGAGACGGTCACGGGCGAGGTCTGCCGCTCGTCGGCCTCAGCCTTCGCGACGAGATCGCGCACCAGGTCGCCGTCCAGCAGTCCGCCCGGCGCGTCGTCGGCCGCGGACTTGGCGACCAGGAACGAGGTGCCGTTCGCGGCCTTGCCGACCGCGTGCATCGCCTCGGTCTTCAGGTCCGCCAGTTCGCCGAACTCGCCGTCGTCTTCGGTGGTCATCCGCCGCTCCTACGGGTGATGCGGCGGGCGACGCCTTGCGGCGACCAGCCGGTGACTTTGCCGCGCTTGTAGAGGTCCCAGGCCTCGGGGGAGAGGATCGCCCCGACGAGCCAGTCGCCCTTTTTGACCACCGTCGTCGACCCGTCGGGACCGGTGACCTGCCAGTTTGGGCCGCGGTAGATGTACGACTCGACGACCGTCGCGGCGCCCTGCGTGCCGTCGGCGTGGAACAGGCCCACGACCGGGCCGCTGCGCAGGAACTCGAACGCGGCCTTCTCCAGTTCCACCTCGGAGAAGAAGTCGCGGGACCCGTCCATCCCTTTGCGGATCTTCGGGTCGGGGCCCGCCTGGTAGGCGATCCCGAGGACGTAGCGCTGCTCGTCAGCCATCGCAGCCTCCTTCGTCAGCCGGGGATCGTGGCGCACCGGCAGCCGCCCGGATGCGCGGGCGGGTACATGTCGCCGGACGGGTACGGCATGCCGAGCGGGATGCGCCCGGCGTCGGCGTTGGCGTCGCAGATCGCGCACACGCGCTCGTCCTCTGCGGTGATCCAGCGGGTCGCGGCGATCCTGCGAGCGCCGTACACGCCCTGCGCGCCGGCGCCGGATGCCCGGGTCAGTTCGCTGAGCGCCAGGCGCACCGCGCGGTCCGGGTCGGCGAGCAGCGCGCGCAGTGCGGCTCCGAGCGAGTCCGCCGACCGTCCGTTGATCACGGCGTCGGCGAGCGCCCTGGCCATCGCGTCGGTGCGCGCGTCGGCCATCAGCCCGATCGTGTGCTGCGCCGCTTCGAAAAGGGCCCGCAGGCCCGGTGCGTCTCCGCGCGCGAGGATCAGCCGGTCTGCTGCTGCGATCTCGCCGGGTTCCCAGCCGCCGAGGTCCATCAGCTGGCCGGAGGTGAGCGCGTCACCGGCGGCGGTGCCGATCGCGTACCCGTCGGTCCACACCTCCGAGAGGACGGTGCGCAGCGCGGCGTTGATCCGCGCCGTGTACACGGCCAGCCATGCCGCGGCGGTGATGGTCAGGGCCTTGCGGCGTTCCTTCTCGCCGTCGTGGCCGTTGTCCTCAGGGTGCTGTCCCGCGAGCCAGCCGCTCGCGATCGACTGGAGGTCGACGGAGGCGAGCACCGCGGCGGCGATCCGAGGTCCCCAGTAGGCGGCGGCCTCGAGGTCGTAGCGCCAGCCGGGCCAGTCAGTCGACTGCCCGGCCGAGGCTTTTGGGTCGGCGAAGTTCGCCTTCACCACTTCGGTCGGGGTGACCGCGCCGGGACCGCCGAGCGGGTAGCGGTTGACTTGGTCGCCGCGGTGCACCGACAGGTGCGTGAAGCGCACTGCGGTGTCCGGGACGGCGTCGGGCAACTGCTCGCCCGGGTCGACATAGGCGAGGGTGACGTGCGGGGTGTAGGTGCGGCGCCCGGCTGCGGACAGGTCCTTGAGCCGCGTGTATAGGTCCTTCGTCGCGGGGACGTCGACCTGCGCGAACGCGGGGATCTTCCCGTCGCTGCCGTCCGAGGGCGGGAACGCGCCGAGGCCTCCGACGCTGCCCTCGATCGGTCCGGCCTGTGCCGACGCCGCGGCCTGGGCGCGCTGGCAGGCGCGCTCGAACGCCTCGTCGTCCACGTCCGGGCCGAGGTAGACGATCGTGATGTGGTGATCGTCCACACCGCCCGGCACGGTTGCGATCGTGCCGGGGTCGAGGTCGAGCGAGATCATGCCGGAGCGCTTCGTCAGGCCCGGAACGCCATGCGCGCCCGCGCCCTTCGCCGCCTGCTTGGCGACCACTTCGGCGCGTCCGCCGCGGTTGAGCTCCGACGCGATGTGCTTCGGCAGCGTCGCGAACGTGAAGTCGCGCCAGGCGCCCTTGCGCACCCGGCCGGCGACGAACGTGCGGAACGCCGCGAGTTCCTCGGCCTCCCGGCCGTCGATGACCTCGCCCTTGGCGACCGGCTTGCCGGGCTGCTGCTCGTCGTCGCCCGCGTCCGGCCCGTCCTGGGCGCCGGCGGCCTCGGATACGTCGCTGGCCTCGGCCACGGCGTCGGCCTGCTCCTGCTCGGCCTTCTGGCCGCGCGCGGACTTGTCCGTGTCCGACTCGCGCTCCTTGCCACCCTGCTCGGCCTGGAGCGCGCGCCGCGTCTGGATCTGGTACTGGTCGGTAGCCGCCAGCGACGCCTTGTCGTCCGTGGTGCCCGGCGTGGGCACGACACCGATCGGCGGCACGTACGGCTGGTCCAGGATCGGCTGATCCTTCGCCGGACCGTAGGTCTCCGGGTCGGTGCGCCCCGCGACACCCTCGATGGCGAGCAGCGGGATGACGCCGATGCGCGGAGTGGAGAAGAACCGCGGCGTCGGGCGCTCCTGGTCGATCGGCAGCCCGAGGATCTCCGAGCGCACCTCGTCGGGGGACTCGGCGCCCATCTCGACGTACAGCTGGTGCGCCTGGGCTTCGGCGAGCCGGTCCTCCTTGTCGCGGCCGGTATCGAGCGCGACCTTCACCGGCAGGCCGAGGTCGTGCTGCAGGTACCGGGTCAGGTGCCCCTCGACGTAACGCACCCACGGCAGGGTGTTGACGCGGAACTGCACGTCGACCTGGGTTTCGCCGTTGGCGCGGTTCACGGTCTCGACGAACCCGAGATCCTGCGGCACCACGCCGAACGCGGCGCAGGTGCGGCGCATCAGGTATTGCGGGAACTTCTCGTCGAACGTGCCCGGCTTCGTCGGGGTGAACTTCGTGCCGTTCGGTACGGCGATCAGCTGCGCGAGCTTCGCCTGATCGCCCATGACGACGGCGTCCCAGTAGTCCTGCCACTCCTCGACCTGCTCCGGTGCGGAGATGTCCGGGGGCAGCTCCATGAACCCGGCCGGGACGGACCCGTCGGTGAACATCTGCAGGAAATGCCACTGGAAGCGGATGTCCGTGTTCGCGGTCAGCAGGATCGACTCGATCGGGGCGAGCCCGTACGGGGTGTCCTCCTGCGGCCGGAACGGCACGAAAATCAGGTCGTCGGTGGTGAACCAGCCCGCGACCATGCCCTTGACGGTCTGGTAGAACGCCGGGGACGGCGGTTCGGGGCGGCGCCCGTTCTCGTCGATGTACGGGTTGACGGTCTTTCCGTCCACGACCTCGAGGCCGATGATGTCGCCGTTGTAGTTGCGGCGCCGGTAGAGCGGCGCGGAGTCGTATTTGACGGCGTTCTCGAGCCACTTGCTCAGCCACGAGTCGTAGGGCAGTTCCCGGTCCGGGTAGGCGAGCACGAGCTTCGCGACGTCGATCGCGTCGTCCACGTCGTCCTTGACGCCGTCGGCGGGCAGGAACATCGGCTCCATGCTGCGCAACTCGTCGATCTTGTGGTTGACGCACATCCGCGCGACGTCGTACGCGTCGATGATCGCCTTCAGGACGCCGTACGACGGCCGTCCCCACGCCGCGCGGCCCTGCGTCGCGATGTTGACGGACATCGGGTAGTCCGTCGAGCGCGGGCGCGGCGAGTAGCCGATCGCGGGCTGCAGCGGGCGTCCGGGGCCCAGGTAGGAGCCGGAGTCCATGCCGTCGCGGCTCAGGCCGTCCTGGATCGCGGCGGGCGTGCGGCCCGGGGCGAGCGCGAGCTGCGCGCTAGAGGGGGCGGCGGATGACTTCCGGAAGTACCTGCGCGGGGCCAGGGAGGTCTGCACGTCGCCGTCCTCCCGTTGCTCGTATAGGTGTCGGCTTGTCGCGCCGTCGGCGTGTCTGTTCGGGGATCTCGATGCCCTCGGCGGCTGCGCGCCGCTTCATCGCCTCGAGGTATGCGGCGCCCTGGCCGACGCGCAGCAGCAGCCGTGAGAGCGCCTGCGATGCCTGGTCGACCTGGTCGTCGTGGGACGCCTGCGGGAACGCCGCGGCCTCGTCGATGAACGCGTCGACGTCGTACAGGGCGATCGCCCGGGTCGGCAGGAACACGTTCCCGGCCTCGACCATCGGGCCGACCGCCTGCGCGCGGGCGTACTTCGATTCGGTCGGGTTGACCGGGATGATTCCGACGATCTTCTTGCGCAGCGAGTCGATGACCGCGGTGCCGTTCGCCTTGTCCTCGACGAGCTTCGCCGTGGCCTGGGGCCATTTGCGGCACAGCGCCTGGAACGCGGCGAGCGTCTCGGTGAAGCTCAGCCGCTTGACCACCTGATCGACCAGGTAGATCATCGCGCCGCGCCGCACCCACACGCCCATCGCGACGAAGTCGGAGCCCTTGGTGTCCTTGAACGCCATGTCCGCCGAGATCAGGACCTCGTCGCAGTCCTCGATCCAGTACGCCTCGGCGATGTCCGGGTGCTGCGACCAGATCGGCGCGTCGAACCGGCGCCACCATTCGCGCTTCCATACCGACCCGGAGTCCGGAGACGGCCGCCCCTGATACAGGGCGTTGAACCCGCGGGTGCCCGCCTGGACGCGGATCTGCTCCCACTGCTCTTCGGTGCGGCGGCGCGCGGACTCCAGCCACACGCCCGGGTCGCGCCCGAGCGGGTCGCTCTCGCCCGCTTCGGGCTTGTGGTCCGCGAGCGCCGGAATGTTGATCACACGCCAGCGGTGGCCGTCTTCGGCCGCGATCAGGCGGCCGGCGAGGTCGTCCTCATGCCAGCGGGTCAGAACCAGGATCACCGGGGCGCCGGGGGCGAGCCGCGTGGAGCCGACCTTCTGCCACCAGTTCCACACCCGGTTGCGCCAGGTCTCGGAGTCGGCGTCCTCCTGGCCCTTGATCGGGTCGTCGATGAACAGCACGTCCGCCGGGCGTCCCGTCAGGCCGGAGCCGAGGCCTACCGAGCGCACGCCGCCGCGGTGGCCGTCGAGCTTCCAGCGAGCGGCGGCGCCATTGTCCGGCGCGATCCGCAACCCGAGGTCGAGCGTGCCTTCGTCGCCGCTGTTCGCGGCGATCATGTCGCGGATGGCTTGGCCGAACTCCTGCGCCAGGTCCTGCCCGTAGGAGGCGATCGCGACGCGCAGTTCGGGGTCGCGGAGCAGCAGCCACAGCGGCGTCGTCGTGGTGACGCGGGTGGACTTGCCTTCCTGCGGCGGCATGCTGATGATCAGCCGGTCGCAGCGGCCTTCGGCGACGTCTACCAGCGCGGCGTCGATGACGTCGAGCGCCGGGGTTTGTATTGTTGTGCGGTCTACCGAGGCTGCGAGCAACCCGGGTGTGGCGTACTGGGTGCGCGCCTTCGAGCGGGTGAGCTCAAGCTGCTTGAGCTTGAGTTCACGAAGGGTCTGCAGCTTCTGCAGCCGCAGCTCGAGCAAGCTCTTCGGTGGCGTCTCGAATCTGAGCGTCGAGGTAGTCAAGGGTGATCACCTCGTGCTTCTCGGGCGCGTTCAGGCCGAGTAGCCGCGCACGCTGCGCGCTAATCTTCAGCACGGTTTCGATCGCACGCACATCGCCGCTGAGCGCGGTGGTCCATACGGCAGCCTGCAGGCGGTCGAGGCGCGCGGCTTCCTGATGGCGCAGCAACTCGGATGCGGCGGCTTCTTCGGCGAGGTTCGCCTCCAGTGCGCGGTGCACATCCTTGGTGGCGGCGCCGCGGCTGGAGTAGCCGAGCCGGTCGGCGATGACCTGGAAGTCGACGCCGGCGAGCTTCATGGCGATGGCCTTGGCGCGCCGGTCGGCGGTCGCTGCGCGCTGCGCGTTCGATGCGGCCACGATCGCCTCCTACTGTTGCGGCGGGGCGGTGAAGTCGTGCGGCTGGCCGGTCGAGGCGAGGATCGGCTTGGTGCCGGTGTACTCCTGGAAGCGGCGGCAGATGATGTCGACGTAGCCCGGTTCCATCTCGATGAGGACCGCCACGCGACCGGTTTCGTGGGCGGCCATGAGCGTTGAGCCGCTGCCCGCAAAGATGTCGAGCACGATTTTGCGCGTGCTGTCTGGGTCTACGACGCCCATCGCCCAGGCTGCGAGCGCGACCGGCTTCTGCGTCGGGTGGACCCGCGGGCCGCGTTCGCTGGCGCGCAGCATCCCATTCCACATGTGCCGGAACAGGCGTACTGCGCCGGGGTGATTGGTCCAGGCGAGCTCAGCGTCGGCGAAGTCGTTGCTGCCGTTTTCTTTGTCCCATACGAGCCAGCAGGAGGCGTCGGGCAGTCCGGCGGAGTTGGCGTAGTGATTGCCGCCCCACCAGATATGCCTGGCCGCCGGATACTCGGCGGTGACCAGGGCGAAAGCGTCGCGGGCGACGTCGGTGGATTCATCGCCAGCCACGGGAAGGTATTCGGTGGCGGAGACGATCTTTCCGTCGCCGATCTTGCCGCGAAACCTTCCCCCCGATCCAATCTTGCCGTTCTTCTTCACGATCGCGATGCCGTAGGGAGGGTCCGTATACACGAGCCTCGGCTCGAGGTCCCCCACTGCCCGCTCGAGCACGTCGGGCTCGCTGCAGTTGCCGCACATGAGGCGGTGCGGGCCGAGGAGCCACAGGTCCCCCAGCGTGCTAACTGGCTGCGCGGGCGCGCCCGGCACGTCGTCCGGGTCGCCGAGGGCCGGCGGCAGTTCCTCGATCCCGCCGAGGATCGCGTCGAGGTCGTCCTGCACCCAGCCGGTGCCGTCGTAGTCCCCGTCGAGCGCGCTGATCAGTTCCGCGAGCGCCTCGTCGTCATACGTGCCGAGTTCCGAGGTGCGGTTGTCAGCAAGGTTGATGCGCCGCGCGGTCGCGTCGTCGCATTCGATGATCTCGCAGCGCGCTTCCGTGTGGCCTTCCGCGGCGAGCGCCTGCATGGTGTGGTTGCCGGCGAGCACCACCAGCGGCCCGTTCGGGATGGAGCGCACGACGAGGGAACGGTACTGGCCGTTCTTGCGCAGCGAGCCGCGGATCGCCTCGACGTCGCCGCGCTTGGCGTTGCCGGGGTACGGGGTCAGTTCGTCGAGCGGCACGCTTCGGGTCGCGATGTAGGCCATGCCGGCGCTCGCGTCGAGGGCGGTCACGGTTCCCCCTTCGTGGTGCTCGTGGCGGCGCGTAGGTAGGCGGCGCGTTCGTGCCGTTACGGTCCAGCGAGCGCTGGCGGGAGCGTCCCGTCCAGCGCGATGACCTTGGAAAGCGGGATCTCCGCCCCGTGCTCGTCGTGGTCGATGTTGCCGTCCGCGTCGAGCTGCCAGTACTCGACGGTGACCATGGGCAGGTTGTCCTGCGTCAGGCCGGTCCAGTAGGTCTGGACGGTCCACCAGGGGACGTCCCAGGCCTCGGCGAGCGTCTTGACGATCTCGGCGGGGAGCTTGGACCTGCTGCCGTCCGCATGATCGGGGGGTGCAACGGTGCGCGGGATGCGAGCCGGGGCTGCGTCGTCGCCGGTGCACTGGCAGCCGGTGAAGACCTGGCAGTCCTCGCGGTGCGCGTGCAGGCACACGTCGTAGACCCCGGGCTTCTTCGACCGTGCGGCGTGGTGGACGGTGCGCTCGGTGCCGTCGGCTTTGACGCAGGGCGCGTCGACGGCCGCGTTGCATGTGGGGCACGTGGGCGACTTGGGTTCGGGGTGCGTGCAGAACGCTGCGGTCGCCTCGGCGTGGGCGTCGTCGTCGCACGCGAACACGGACTGGTGGGCGAGCCCGTCGATCGGCTTGCGCTCCTCGGGCAGCGCGTCGTATTCCGCCTGTGTGGCGTGACGCGGGACCTGGAATTCGGCCACGTTCTGGCAGCCCGGCGCCTGGCACAGCGGATGGCCGGGGCCGGACGGCGCGCACACGGGGCATTCGGCCGCGTCGTGGGGCCGCGCGTACCGGTAGTCCTGGAGCATCGCCGCCTCCTTACTGGTCAGTAGGTGCCGACCCACCAGGCGCCGCCGCCAGCGCCGTTCGCACTGGGGGTGATGCTGCCCGGGACCGCGATCTGCGCAGTGCCGTTGGTCGCGAACTCGTAGTTCGTGGCGCCCTGGCCGCTGTTCAGCGGGCCGTTGGCGTTGCTCAGCCTGGCGAGCGTGAACGTCCCGGCCGAGAAGTTCGGCAGCACCACGGCCCAGTACAGGCGCCCGGCAACGGGGGTGAACTGCGCGGTGAATGGGACCTTCTTCACGCCCGAGGTGCTGATGGCCGCGGTCATGTCGGCCGAGACTGCCACGACGGAGCCGGTGGACTGGTCGATCAAGGCGATGAAGTTCTCGCCCGCGGTGGGCGTCGTGGGCGCGGTGGTCAGGTTGAACATGACGCCGGTCAGCGGGCCGGTGTCGTTGATGTACTGCATCACCATCTGCAGGACGCCGGCGGTCAGGTTGGCCGTCGAGTTGCACAGCTTCAGGTCGAACGGCCACGAGCGCCAGCCGTGGTGCTGCGGCAGGTCGATGTTCGGCTGGTTCGCGCCGGAGAGCAGCCCGGTGTAGGTGATGTTGCCGTCGAGGAGCTCGACGCTCGTGGTCGCCGGGTTGGTGATGATCCGGAATTTGTTGTTCAGCAGCAGCACGTTCGTGCAGCCGTGGAAATTGAACTGCGGCTTCGTGTTCGTCGGCGGCTGGACGGTGTCGCGGATCGCATAGTTCGAGATCGTCACCGAGTCGGTGGTGGCCTCGCACTCGATGTCCCACGAGGTGGTGCCGTTCGGGCCGGAGAGGTCGCGTCCGCAGTCGTGGAAGCTGACCTTCTGGCTCGCCCACAGGCCGTTGCTCGTGGCCGCGCCGATGTAGTACGCGGAGTTGCCCCAGGTCGCCGAGTACGAGTCGATCACGTTGCAGCTGCGGAACGACGCGCTCTGGGTCGCGAGCAGCTTGACGCAGCCGCCGTATGCGGAGTCGAACCACGCGTGCTCGAACGTGAGGTCGTTGGTGTAGCTGTGGTTGGACGCGTCCTCGCACTCGATCCACACGTAGTACTGCGTGGCGTCGAGGTCGCCGTTCTGGAACAGCGTGTTCTGCGACTTCCACATGGCGATGCCGCCGCCGAGCGCCGACTTGAAGTACCAGGCCGGGACTGTGCGCGGGTTGCCGTAGACCCGCGTGACGACGTTGCGCACGTCGGTGTCGAGCAGGTTCTGCGCGGTCGAGTACCAGACGGCGTACTGGTACGAGCGCTGCACCAGGCGCAGGTCGTGCAGGGAGAACTTGTTCCAGTTGCAGTTGTAGAGCACGTGGCCGCCGCTGACATCGAACACCAGGTGGTCGATCTCCAGGCCGATCGTGGTGGACGACCCGGACGCGGCGGTGATGTATGTGTTCTGGAAGTTGATCGCGGCCGAGTTGGTGGTGACGATCGTGGCGCCGTCACCCGTGAGCCGGATCGGCGTGGTGACCGAGAGCTCGCCGGAGTGCATGTAGATGCCGTACGGCAGGAACGCGGTCTGCCCAGGGGCGCACGCGTTGATCATCGCCTGGTTCTTCGCCAGGTCGTCGGTGCCGTAGGTCGCGGTCGCCCCGGCCACCGTCGTGACCGCGCTGGCCGAGAGCGTGACCTGCGTGGCCGAGGTGAACCCGGCGATCGTGCCCGGGAGAGGGACACCGACCGCGCCGTTGAGCGCGCCCGCGCCCATGACCACGATCAGCTTGCCGACGTCCGCCGCGGTGAAGCTCGCCGACGCCGAGGTGAACACGTTCGACGCGGCAGTCATCGCGCCGTCGGTCAGCCGCACGCCGTTACCGACCGCGCCGTAGCCCTTGCCGTTGAGCCAGTCCGGGAACAGGTTGCGCAGCGGGGTCAGCGGAATGTCGTCGGACTGCACGGTCCACACGCCGGGGCTGCCCGCGAGGTACTGCAGGACGACGCCCTGCGCGGGGAGGGTCAAGGCGAGCGACGTGGACCCGCCGGCGACGTTGAACACGTCGCTGCCCTGGCAGGTGAGGGTGACCGTGTTGCTGTTGGTCGCCGAGTTCTTGATCAGTTTCGCGCCGACCCTGGCGCCGGACGTGGCGCCGGACGGCAGCGGCTGACTCACCGAGCCGCCGGACACGTCGAACCGGGCGAAGTCCCCGAGCGCCATCGCGTACGAGGCGGTCTGCACGGCGGTGACGGTGAGGCCCTGCGCTTTGCCCGCTTCGGCGGTCTGGGCGCGGGTCGTTTCCGTGGCGACCGCGCTGGTTGCGAACGACTCGGCGGTCGCCAGCGCGGTCGCGGCCGCGCCGGCGACGTCGAATGCCGTGGAGGCCTGCGTCGCGGCGGATCCGAGGCCGAGGCTCGTGCGCGCGGCCGCCGGGTTGGTCAGGTCGCTGAGGTTGTTCGCCGCGAGCAGGTACTGCACGAGGCTCGGCGGGGTGACCAGCGGCGTGAGCGCCGAGAGGTCGACCGTCGAGGGCAGCGTGTGCGGCAGGAAGAACGACCAGACGCGCGGGGGCGCGCCCTGGAGGTTCTCGACGACGGTCCACGCCCAGCCGGACGGACTGAGGTCGGCATTGTCGGTGCACGGCAGCACGATCGGGGCCATCACGCCGTTCGTGACCTGCTCCTGCATGGGCGCGGCGCGCAGGATCGCGAGGCCGGTCGAGTCGGCCAGGTCGGCGGTGGGCACGAAGCTGCACCAGCCGTTGAGGCCTGTGCCGTTGTTCGGGTACGAGCTGGTGACGGTCTTGGTGGTGAGGTCGGCAGGCCACGGCATGACGCTCACCCCCTGGTCCGGTCAGTACGAGATGCCGTGCTCCCAGATGTCTCCGGGGGTGACGTCGCCGGGCCAGCGCCCGTCGTCGAACAGCTGCCAGCCGCCGCGCTTCGCGGCCTCGTCTGCGAGCTGACTGCAGATCATGTGACCGGTATCGGCGACGTAGTGCCGCAGGCCGGGCGCGGGGATGTTCAGTCGGCGCAAGGCGAGCGCGTCGTACTCGAGGAACGAGTACGGCGTCTTGACCAGGCTGATCGCGGCTTCGGCTACGCGCTGGCCGGTGGCGGCGTCCGGCGGCCGGAGCCAGTACATGCTCCCGGAGGAGTAGTGCATCGGCACGTGGCGCGCGCCGCCGGGTTCGGCCTCGACGATCCAGAGGCCTGTCTCGCCAGCTGGGGCGTCGGTGGCGACCAGGGCGTGCTCGAAGTCCTCGAACCCTGAGCCGTTGAGCCACTGGCCGAACCTGATGCCGAAGCCGACGGGGCCTTCGATCTGAGTGAGGCCGATCCATCCGGCCTGCGGGTTGGGGTAGCGGCCGGGGGGCATCGTCAGGCGCCGGGGGTGACGGGCGCCGCGGCCGACGCAGACTGGGTGGAGAGGTCGGCCGCGGCGGTCTGTGCGAGCTGGCCCGCTTCCTGCACGGCGGTCTCGCCGAGGGCGGCGACGTCGTGCTCCGCGTCGGCCTCGACGGGCTTCGCTGCGGCCTCGGCCGTGGTGGCGATGGCCTTGACGTTGGCCTCGCCCTGGCCGAGGAGCGTGTGCAGCAGCTGCTCGAACTCGGCGACGAGGTGGCTGGCGTCGGCGGCGAGCTTCGACTTGAACTCTTCGGCCTTCGCGTGCAGGTCGGACATGGCGGACATGCTGACTCCCAGTCTGCTGATTCGGGGAACGCAAAAGCCCCGGACCGCGTGGGGTCTCCGGGGCTGATGGGCGCAGTGCGCCTACGTGCAGAGTGTCTGACAAAGCGATCAGGTAGTCAAGCTACTGGACTATTCGTGACGCCTCGTCCAGGAGTTGACGGACTCTCGGGGCGCGGCGCGTCTTGGCTTCGGCGCGTAGTACGTCGAGTTCGCGGTACCGGGGTACGGCGTCGTCGTCGACCGGCACGATCAGGCCTCGGTCCTTCCATTTGGCGATGACGTTCTCGGACACGTGGGCGGCCGTGGCGGCTTCGGCGGTCGTCAGGGTCCTGCTCGCCGGGTCGTCGGGGTCCGGGATCACGACGACTCGCACGGCGGGTAGTCCGCATTTGGTGCGCAGGTAGGAGAGTTCAGGCGGGTGCATGCTGGACCGTCCGGGGGTGGTTCGTGGGGATGGTCCAAGTCTACGGGGCGGGTGCGACAGGCGCTTACGCTGGCCATGCGGCGCCCTGTCCGCAAGCTTGGCACGTGAAGCCTGCGGGGGGCGTCCCCTGGCAGCCGTCGCACTCCCATGCGGCAAGCAGCCGCTCCGGGCGAACGCTGAACACGGCGGCAAACGCGACGAGGTCATCGACGTCGACCTGGCGTTCACCGTTCAGGATCCGCCACACCCCACTTTTCTCGATCGGACGCCCGACCGCGCTGAGCTTCTCCGAAAGCATCGTTGTAGTGAGCCCCTTCGCCCTGCGCAGCATGTCGATGTTGGCCCGTACGGTCTCGCCTGTCGCGCCGCATGGGATCTTCCGGTAACCCATCAGCCCTCGACCTCCTTGCGTTGCGCCAGTTCGGCCTGGGCCAGCTTCCAGTCGAGCGCCCAGCCCTCGTTGAGCAGCCATACGAGCCACTGCACGTCGTCCTCGTGGATCTCGCCGTCGAACGGCATCCACTCGCCGGTGGTCATGTTGATGATCCGGACCGGACGCACGAACTCGCTCTCGCGCGGACCGTAGCGGATGGGCGCCGTCACCATTTCGGCCGCCTGAGTCGCGGCAAGAGCCGCTGCAGCCGGTTGGCGGGCGGCACGCGCTCCAGCCACGACATGTGGTTGCCGACGCGCGGCTGGCGTTCGAGCGTCCAGCACACGCCGCCCCGACCGCTGCTGGCGTAGTGCACGTGCCCGCCGACCGGGCAGGCGCGGGTGCAATGGGTGCGCCCCTTCATCAGCCCTCGATCTCCTTCCGCACGGTCTCGCCGTCGATGACGCGGTCCGGGTCGACGCCGATCGCGCGCAGGCGTGCGGCTTCCGCCTCGGGACGCTGGTCGAGGGTGACCGTCAGCCACTCGGGGCGCGTAGCCCACGTCATCTGCACGTTCTCGACGTCGATCCACGGGCCGTCGCCGATGCGGATCTGACCCTTCTGACCCTTAGGCATCGTCGCCCTCTTCCCGCTCGCACTCGCGCACCTCGGCCAGGTGCTCGCCGAGCTCGAACATCTTCGGCAGCAGGTGTCCGTGGCCGTATCCGGCGGTTTTCGCGGTGATCGGCTCGCCGTGCGGGCAGCTGATCGGCACGGTGAGGATTTCGAAGCCTGAGCCGGTGCTGGTGGCGTCCTCGGTGCAGGCCACGGGTCCGGCGATCGAGGCCTCGGCGCAGTCCTCGAGGTGGCTCCAGCGCGCGGACTGCTCCTCGCGCCTGTCCCAGCCTTCGCCGACGTAGTCGACGGTGCCGGACAGGCCGGTCTTGTCGCGCAGCATCGCGAGCAGCGCGAGCCCGACGAGCTCGTCCGGGCCGGGATGGCTGGCGAGCCACTGGTCGATCTCCTTGCCGACGAGCAGGAAGGCGTCGCGCGCGTCGAGCATGTCCAGGATCGGGCGGCTCCGGTCGCTGCGGGCGGGGGCCCGCCAGACCTTCATGTATGCGATGCCGCGCGATGCTCTGCGCAGCTTCCGCTCGTGGTTGAGCGGGTAGAGCGGCACGAGGCGCGGATCGTACGACGAGAGGCCGCGCGAGCGCAGCCATCCGGCGTAGGCCTGGGCGGTCTCGACGACGACGTACAGGCGGTCAGCCACGGTCCACCTCGATCCCGAGCTTCTGGGCGATCATGCGCACGGTCGCGGGATCACTGCACTGTTCTGCGACGGCGAGCAGCGCGGCGTGCATCCCGCGGACGTCGTCGCCGAACCGCTCAATGGCCAGCCAGAGATCCTGGTCATTGGGGTTCTCGAAGGCGCCCCGCATACGGTCCAGGATCGCGGCGCAACGGACGGCGGGATCGTCTCGCTTGCGGAACTCCTGCACCACGATGTCTCCGACGGCGAACCAGAGCGGGCGTAATCTGCCTGGGATTGCAGGGAAGGTGACTTCAGGGCTCATGCTGCTGCTCCAGTGATAGTCAGCGGTGCGGTCTGCGACGGAAGCGCCGTCAATGCGAGGTGCTGCTGCTTGACCGCGGTCCAGTATTCCGCCCAGGGAATCACCCGTCCGCACGCCACATTCCGGCACGTCACCGCATCATCCCCGCCGTAGACCGCCAGCGTCAGCAGGTTGCACCCGTACCGGCCGGGACACGGTAGCGGCAGACTGCGACAGATCCGCTCCCACGGCACCCGTCCACGCGCAGCCCGGACGGCCTCGTCGAACTCCGTCGCCATGTCGTCGCACCACGGCTGGTCCGACACCCAGGACAGCTGCGGCTTGATCCAGGCCGCCACCGTGCGAACGTCGCCGTCGGACGGCCCCCGGAGCTGATGCTCCTCGGCGATGACCCGGGCCCAGGACCGGAGCTTGAACGTGATGTCGTCGCGCAGGTCGTGCAGGCCCACGTCGAACGGCGGCCGGGAGGCGGGCGCGGACCGGCCGCTGCCGTCCCTGAACGCGGGCGCCGGAGAGCGCATCGCGACGCCGAGCCAGCCGTACGCGCCGACGAGGATCGACACGTTCCTGCGTAGCCGGCCGAAGCAGTAGCCGCACAGGAACGAGCCGTCGACGGGGTGGTTCTCTACGCAGACGAGGCAGCCGATGGTGCTCGGGGTGTTGGGGTCGGAGTGCACCCAGTAGGGGCGGGTGTCGGTGGTCATCTCGGTGCCTTCCGGGCTCGGTGCGGCGGTCAGTGAACGTGGAAGACGTGCTCAAGCAGGGTGTAGAAGATCGTGGGCGGGGCGTAGAGGATGCAGGCGAGGTCGAGCATCCGGGCCCAGCGTTGGGCGTAGGTGTCGGTCGGCCATGCGCGCTTCCGGCGGGGCGGTGGCATCAGATCGCCTCGCAATCGGCTACGAGCGCTGCCCGCACGCGCACGGCGCAGTCGTTCCAGCCGCGCTGATAGGCGCCGTCCGCCGCGGCGGGCTCACGCAGCCATTCCGCCGTCAGGTCGAGCCACCTGAGCACCTTGCAGAACGAGCGGGCGTCGACGCCGTGCCCCTGGATGATCCGGGTGACGGTAGACGGGGAGAATCCGAGCTCGCGGGATGCGGCGCGCTGAGTGAGGCCGCGCCGTCGGCATTCCGTCTCGACGAGCGTCGGGAGGGCGGCGAGCAGCGCGTCGGGTGTCGGTAGCGCATCTCCGGGTTCGGTCATGGTCGTTTCCCTCCTGATCCGTTGCGGTGCCCAACGTGGTAACCGCCGCAATGCCTACATGGTCCGTACACATGCATGTCGAACCCCCAGGCGCCGCGCGCGATCAGGGAGCGGATGCTGGCCCACGCATCCGCCCTCGTCTCGTGGCGGCGCTTGCGGGTGCACGACTGCTTACGGCTGCGCATCGGTGGTGGGGGCGACGAAGCTGCCGCAGCCGCAGGGGCCGTACCGCGTGCCGCCGCCCGGCGACGGATGGGCGGCATTGGCCTCGCAGCCGTGGTTGCGGCCCTGGTGCTCGCGGTGGTACGCCCGGTGGTGGCCGCAATTGCCGCAGGGGATGCGCAGTAGCAGGTCGTCCCCGTCGGGCTCGTCGGGCTCCGGCGGCCAGCTCTGCCCCGGGTGGTAGACCGCGACGTGCGCGCGCATCATCGCGTCCAGCACCTCCTGCCGCGCCCCCTTCGCCGTGAACCTGCACGCAGTCCCGTTCGAACGCGGGATCGGGCACGGATGGGTCAGCGGCGCGCCCGCGTACAGGCGCTGCCCCGCGAGCTGCACGAGGTTCATCAGGTTGACCGCCGCGTCGCCCTGCTGGTGCGGGGGTGCCTGTTCGAGGTTGCTGCGGAACAGGTTGCCGATCACGAGCCACGCGGCGCCGACGGTGGTGTGGTCGAGTTCGGGGGCGATGTCCAGCAGGACGTCGAGGAGCTGCTGCTCGGCGGGCTCGGCGTTGCCGAACGACCCGGCGGCGCGGGCCTGGGCGATGGCTTCGGCGAACTGGTCGAGCTTCGAGTTGCTCATACGGGGGTCCCGTTCTTGTCGGTGGTGTGCGATAGGGCGCCGTCCGCGAGTCGGTAGTAGGTCTCCCGGGTGCCGTCGGGCAGCACGGCCTCCCCGGAATCGATGAGCCCCTCGGCGTAGAGCGACCAGAATCCGGGGCGCACGCTCCGCCATCCGGTCACCCGGTCGAGGCGGCCCAGGGGCATGGGGCCGTGCTCGGCCAGGGCGCGCAGGACCACGGCGCGGCGGCGGTGCATGCGGCGGATCCGGCGCCTAGACATCGATCGCACCGATCGGCTCGTTCGACAGGTCCGGCTCGCCGGGCTCGGGCGCGTCAGCGCGCTGCCAGTTGCCGACGCGGCGATAGGCGGGGAAGTGCTCGCCTTGACGTCGCAGGGCCGCGTGATGACGGGCTCCGGCCTCGGTGTATTCGCCCGCGTAGTAGGTCCCGTCGATGTCTACGTGGCCGATGGTCCATTCGACTTTGTCGCCGAGTTCGGTCTTGAGTCGCTCGACCTCGGCACGGAGATCGAGGTTGGCCGCGTAGATCTCGGTGTTCGCCTGATCCTTGTTGACGGTCAGTTGGGTGAGCCGGTCGATCTCGTCGAAGAGCTCACGGAGGGCGCGGGGGGTGAGGCGCGAGCCGTTGGCGCCCTCGAGATGGGCGCGGTAGGCGGCGAGAGTTTCGGGCGTCACTGCTCGACGCCTACCTTGCGGAGCTGGTCGCCGAGCTCGATGATCGTCCGCGCCCGCTCGTCGGCCAGCGCCTGGAGGTGGTCGGCGCGGGCGTGCTGCTCCTCGTACTGGCCGCGCCAAGACGCGGACCTCTCGGCGAGGAGCCGGGCCTCGTTCTTGGCGTAGGCGCGCTGGCGCACCATCTCGCGCAGGTCGTCGACACGAGCGCCGTGGCGGGTGTTGCCGTCGAGTGTCGGGGCGACGGGCAGAGAGCGCATGTGCTCCGGCTGCTGGGCGCGGATGCGGTCGATGTCGTCGATGAGAGCCTGGATGCGCCCGGCGGCCTCGGGGTCGAACGGCTGCTCGGCCTCGGGGGTGGTCGTGTCGGTCATGGTCTAGTCCTTAGATCAGCAGCCGTATTCGTGTCCGAATAGGCCTCATTGTCGGTCGGATTTATGGAACCGGGTCAGCGTCGGCGCTGGTCCCGGCGGTTCGGTCGGTGCCGGGCCTGCGGATGATGATGCGTGCGCTCGCGCCGCACGCGCTCACGGGCGATGCCCTTGACGGCGAGCTGCGTGAGCATCGCGAACGCGTCGGCGACGTCCTCCTCGGCCGCCGGATCCGGCTCGTCCCGCGCTGCGGGCAGCAGGAACGCGTAGAACAGGTCCCGCTGCAACGCCCGGTCCCTCGCCAGCGCGGCCGCGCAGAACCGGCCCGTGAACGCGGCTGCTGCGTGCTCCGGGTCGTCCGGGTCTACCGGCTCGCCGGTCGCGTGGTCGCGCACCACGGGCTGCCATGTGAAGCGGCCGCCCGACGGCTTGACGCCGAGCGTGGCCATGTCGCTGAGCGCCGTCAGTGCGATAAATAGCGAGCGCTCACCGAGCGGCAGGATGCGCCGCCATGCCTCGCCGACGGTCGGGAGGTCGTGTGCGGCTGCGGCGACGATGGCGGCCTGGACGTGCGGCGCGACGCCGGGCAGCAGTACGGCGGCGTCGAAGTCGTCTTGATCGGTCACGGGTTAGTCCTCTTGCTTCGGTTCGGTCGCTGCCGCGAGTGCGGCGCGCAGGTCGTCGTACGCCTGCCGGTGCTCGGGCGCTGCCTCAAGCCGGTCGAGCCACGAGCGCAGCGCGGCGCGGATGATGTCGCTGGCCGCCTGGTCGGTGGCGAGCGACGCGAGGTTCAGGCGGTTGGTGAGCGGCTTGTCCAGCCGGAGGGTGAGCGCGTGGGCGGCCGCGTCCTGAGGTTCGGCGGGGCGGCGCTGGCCTTGGGTGCGCGTCATACGGTCAACTCGCTTCGCCGCCTACGGCCGTCCCGCTGCGGCATGCCCAGGGCGAGCAGCCGTCCGGATCGCCGTCCTCGGCCTCCTGGTCGGCCACGGCGTCGAACAGGTCGACCTGCTGGGACTTCCACTCGTGCGCCGTGACGCGGTCGATCGGCGCTTCGCTCAGCGGGAGCCGAGAGCGGTGCAGATACGCCTCGCCGAGCAGGTCGTGGCCGTTCGCCGGGGCGCAGGCCGAGCCCTTGCGGATCGAGGCGTCGAAGTCGACGGCGTCCGCCCACTCCTCGGGGTGCTCGTCCCTCATTCGCCGCCACTGGGCGTTTCCGTGGAACGGGCAGCCGATGCACGCGCTCTTGGGGGTGTCGCCGAATCCTACGGAGCGCAGGTAGCGCTGGCAGTCGGAGCGGGTCCAGCCGACGCGACCGTCTGCCCCCCCCGTCATGTCGAGCAGCGGGAACGTATTGCGGGCGTAGCGGACGTCAGAGTCCTTGGCCCTTCCGAACTCGTCTCGGCTGATCCCGATCCACTGCTCGACGAACACGCCGCGCGGTACCGGGGTCGGGTGCTCGTAGCCGAGAAGCTGTCGCACCTTCCGCTTGATCGGGGTCACCTTGTACTCGTTCGAGCACTGGCGTCGGGTCATCCCGTCGCCGCCGTCCTGGTTCTTGATGAACAGCGGCATGGAGGCGAACCGGTGATCCGGGGTGAGCGCGTCCTCGCGGATATTGCCTGTGGACACTCGGTAGATCGGGATCCCGGCGCCCTTCGCCACCTCGCGTTCGATGCGGTCGAGGTGCTCGTAGACGGCCTTCGGTTCCCAGCCGGTGTCCGCGAAGATCGCGGCATCGAGCGGGCCGATTCGACCCTCGGCAGCGAGCAGCAACAGCGTTGTCGACTGCACCCCGGCACCTAGGGATAGGACCCTGAGGGTGGGCTCGGTCATCAGTGGAACTCCTCTGTCGCTCGATGGGTGGGGATGGACTGGCCGCGCAGGATCGCCTTAATCCGCGGCATGTCGGCCGGGCGCCACACGTCGGCTTCGAACCCGGACTCGCTGATCATCGTGAGCCAGTCGACCTGCGGCCCGGACAGCCGTCCGTCGTGCTTCTTGAGCTCGACGAACAGCGCCCGGCCCTGGCCGCGGTGGAACATCGAAAGGTCGGGGTAGCCAGGGTCGGAGCGGCGCGAGTCGCGGGTGTGGTAGGTGATCCATCCGCAGATCTGGGCGAGTTGCCGGACCTGCTGGAGGAACTGCTCCTCCGTCAAGGCGATGGCGGCGCGCGGTGAGGCGACGCGGGCCGTCATGCCGCCGCCGCCAACTGCACGCGGCCGGCGACCTTCGCGAGGATGTATTCGAGCCGGTGGATCGCGACGCCGAGCCGGTCGGCCACGACTGCGCGCTCGTGTTCGTGGCTCATGTCGGCGCCGGTCGTGCGGATGATCCACATGGCGTCTTCGATCTCGTCGTCGGTGACGGTGCGCCCGCGCTCCTCGACGCGCTCGACGCGCTGAGCCGTGGCGCTCGGGTCGTCGATGAGGTCGTCGTCCAATTCGAGGGGGCGCGGCCAGCCGAGGGCGCGGGCGTGGTTGCGGGCGCGCGTCGAACCGCGCAGGTCGATCTCCGGGAATTCGGCCGGGCTGCGCATGGACAGCTCGTCGTACAGGTCGCGGATGGCGCGCGCAGATACAGCGCGGACGTGCTCGGGGATGCGGTAGATGGGGAGCCATTTCGGGTCGGCGCCGAGGCGCGCGGCGAGGAACCTGCCGGGGAAGCCGAGGGCGACGAGAGCCTGAAGGCGCCGGGTGCTGCCGGCGGGGTCGACGAAGGCGCCATCGCGCGCGGTGTCGATGCCGGGCTGGATGGCGAGGATGGCGGCGGCGGTGTGGCGGGTGACGGCTCGGCTGGGTCGGCGTTTTCCGGCGCCGATGCCTGCGATCCGTTCGATGGTGCTGCGGCTTGTGCCGACGTGTTCGGCGACGGCGCGGAAGCCGATGCCGTGTTGGGAGAGGTAGCGCAGGTGGACGCGGGCGGGTTCGGCGTCGACGAAACGGCGCGCGTTCGCGGGCCGAGTGGGGCCGGTACGAGCCGGGGGGCGGGTGGTCATCGCGGCTCTCCGTCCCAGGCCAGCTCTCCGGCGATGGCGGCGTCGTAGCAGGGGGAGCAGAGGTTGCCGTCGCCGGGGCTGCCGCCGTATTCGCCGGGCCGCTTGCCGCAGGCCTCGCAGGGCGGCTTGGGCATCTGGTGGCCGTCCAGTTCGCGCTGCCGGGCGTGAAGCCGCTCGACGTATCCCGGACGCCGGTGCTTGATGACATCGGCGAACACCTGCGGCCAGTCGAGGTGACCGGCGCGGCGGGTCACCTTCGGTTCGGCGCCCCAGTCCTGGGAATGGCCGGTGAAGCCGTGGGCGAGCAGCGCTTCGCGGAGGCACTCGCCGCACACGTCGCGGTTGGTGGGCTGGGCCATGGCGCCGTAGTCGGTGGGGGTTGCGCCGCGGTGGAGTCTGTAGTGGCGCGCCTCGGCGTCGGCGAGCAGTCGGGGCCAGTCGATGGCGCGGCAGGCGAGTTCGAGGACGGCGACGGCGGCGAGCTTGGTGAGTTCGTATTCGTCGTCGGGCATGGTGTCGCATATGCCGTGCTGCCAGATCTGCGGGCCGACGACGGCTTCGGTGAGGATGAGGGCGACGCGCTCGGAGTTGGGCATCAGCAGGCCTCGCTTTCGATGTCGTCGGTCTCGGGCGTCACGGCTGCCGCTGACGGCCCCTCAGGCGGTATCGCGGGTCCGGCGTCGCCCACGGCGTGCACGACGCTCAGCGCCCTGCCGTGGCCCGCGCTCGGGCCGTCCTGGTCGAACTCGTCGGCCAGCGGGAACGAGTCGGTCCTCACGTCGCCGGGCAGCGTCACGCGGATCAGTGCCGCGCGCTGGTCGCCGGTCATCTGCTCGGCGAGCGCTTCGCAGCCGAAGCAGGCCTGTGCGACGTGCAGGGCGCGCTCGGGCGGGAGGTCGGCGGCTCGCTGGACGTGGCCGCAGGCGGGGCAGCGGAAGGGGATCTGGAACGCGTCGGTGGTCGCGGCGCGGCGCAGGCCTTCGGCGATGAGCGCGGCCTGGGTCATGCGGCGGCGGGCGGTCCGGGTGGCGGTGTTGGTTGTGGTCATGTCAGATCACCCACCACATGACCGACGTTGCATTCGGCGTGCTCTCGGCGGCCTCGACGGCCCACCAGTGGCACTCGCCGCAGACGCAGTCGTCTTCGAGGTAGTCCACGTCGACGGTCGAGGCGTCCGCGTGCCGGTAGATCAGGCGCCACGTCTTCAGCTTTTCGATCTCGTCGAACTTGACGAGGTGCAGATTCTGGTCGCGCACGTCCCAACCGCGGTCGCGGCCGAGCGCGAGGACTGCGGCGAGGAAGCGCTTCGGCTCGTGGTGGCCGATCGCCGCGATCACGTCGCCCTCTTCGCCGCACTCGGTGATCGGGACGCCGTAGAAGGTCTCGCAGCCTTTGATGATCTCTTCATGGGTGGCGAGGGCGGTCGTTCGGGGGCAAGTCTTGGTCACGATCACACCGCCCCGGAGGTGACGGCCACGGTCTCGACCGGGCGCGCGGCCTCGGCCTTCGCGGCGTCGTACTGGGCGATCCCGGCGACGATGCCGTGGCAGGCCCACAGGTACCACCAGTCGAAGTCCTTGAAGTCCCACTCCCACGTGTCCCGGAAGCGGAAGCCCGGAGTCCGATCGGTCATGTAGGCGTGGTCGACGCGACCGCGCGGGTGCTTGTCGCGCCAGTCGACGGGAATCAGGTCGTCGGCGCCGACCTCGATGCGCTCACCGCAACGGCAGACCGCAACGGTCTTCGCGCCGAACTCGAAGTCGCTCAGCGCCTGCTGGGCGGACTGCTCGTACTCGAGGTCGTAGTCGACCGTGTCGTCCATCGCAGCGGCCCAGGCGGCAGTGACGCCGGGCCACCCCTCCTCCACGTCCGCCAGGTGCTCGGCGACGGCCTGCTCGAACTTCTCGCGGGAGTAGCCCTTGACCGAGTCGCGGTCGGAGGTCAGCTTCTCGGCCCAGTAGTCCGGGCTGATCCGGTGCGCCTTGCGGTCGGGGTTGGAGCGGAAGAACTCGAACATGTCCGCAAGGCGGCTGAAGACGAACGACTCGCCGTCGCCGCGAAAGGTGAGCGAGTTGGGGGCGGTGATCAGTTCGTACCAGTAGGACGAGTCGCCGGGGGTCTTGAACTTCAGGTGCCGGTAGAAGCCGTCGTCGTGCAGGATCTTCATCTCGTGCGTGGCGGTCTCGCGGGCGAAGCGCTCGGCGATGTGGTCGGTGAGGGTCTTGGTCTTGGTCATGGATGGTCAGTCCTTCGGGTATCGGGGTTCGGAGCGTTCGACGACCTGAGCCGCGCGCTTGATGGCGTCCTCGTGCGACGGCATCCAGTCGCCGGTCCAGTGGTCGGTGTTCATCTGGTCGAGCCACGCCTTGCCGGCGTCCGGCCCGTACTTGCGGGCGATGGCCTCGCGCACGATCGCCACCAGGTGCACGCGCTGCGGCGAGTCGTTGCGCACGTGCCGGTCGTGGCCGGAGACCATGTACGGCGGCACGTAGCCGTTCCACTGCTCGGGCTGCTTGAAGCCGAGCGTCGGCCGCAGCAGGCGCGCGGCGAGGTCGGGGTTGGCGAGCACGAGGTCGCGTTCACTGGACACGGGGCACCCGCCGGAACGTGGGGGCTATCGCTTCGATGACCTTGCGCGGATCGCCGGTGGGCGCGGGGCCTTCGAGGGCGGGGAAGTCGCCGGTCTGCCTCGCGAGGTGCAGCGAGCCGCCCCAGCGCTCGTACGCGTAGACCTCGGCGATGGTCGTGATCTTCCCGTCGGCGATGGCCGCTTCGATGGCGCGGATCTCGTCGCCTTCGGATACGCCGAAGGTCTGGTTAGGGCACGGCATCGGCAGGCGTCGTGCGCGGGCGGTCCGGATGCGGCGGCGCAGGGACACGACGTGGTGGGGCTGGATGAACCGGCGCCCCATGTCGCCCGTGTCGGCGGGGGGTGTCTCGGTGTAGTACTCGATGACAGCTTCGCGGGTGGATTCGTCGAGGGGGACTTCGGCCTTGGTCATGGCCATGGCCCAGGCTTCGACGTCGGCGCGGCCGATGGTGCGCTGGTCGTAGGCGCTGGCGAAGGTGAGCAGCTCGGTCGCTTCGGACTTGTTCACGGTTACTCCCCTCGTGAGCGGTAGTAGTCGGCCAGGGCGAGGCCTGCGGCGACGCGCTGGTCGGTGGTGGAGGGCTTGGCCGGGTAGCCGCCCACGTAGGGCGCGATGGCTCCGGCGCCGTTGCGGATCTGGCCGAGGGCGACGGTGATGGAGCCGCCGGAGATGGCGCGGCCCTCGCGGGCGATCCGGTCCAGGGCGCGGGCGACGTCGTCTCGGTCGAGGCCGTTGGCGATGGCTGTGCGCACGACTCCGCGGACGGCGAGGAACGACTGCGCGGTCGAGGCTTTGTGGATCTCCCAGAACCCGGCGGCGAGCGCGTCGGCGGTCTCGTGCTTCGAGGGCTTGGCGGCCTTCGGTGCGGACGCCTCCGGAGAGGGCTCCTTGATCACCGAGTCGTCCTCGGCGGGAGCGGCGTCAGCCGCCAGTAGTTCTTCGTCTCTATCGTCTACTTCGTATATAGGCATAGGGGGTCGCCTCGTGACCCCCGCGGCCGTCGCCTCGTGACCCCCGCGGGGGTCTTCTCGTGACCCCCGGCCTTCCATTCGGGGGTCATCAGGTGACACCCGATTCGAGGTTTCGGGGGTCACGTCGCGACCCTCGCGGGGGTCGTCTGACAACCCCCGGGAGTCAACTTCGGGGGTCGCCTCGTGACCCCCGAGCGACGCCTTGCCGATCAACAGTCGGTACTGACTCGGGGTGTGCCGGGCGGCCTCCCGGGCGCTCGGGCGCGAGCGCTCAAGCCATCCCAGGGATTCGAGTCCTGCCAGGTGCTTCTTCACGGCCGACTCGCCGAGCCCCGTCTCAGCCACGAGCTGACTCACGGACGGCGCGCGGTCGGGCGGCACGGTCCCGGACTGCGCCTCTGCGGCGTCCGAGAGCGTCAACATGATCAGCCGTGACGGCGCGGGCAAGTCTGAGCCCCGCAC